GCGGTTTTCCGTGAAAAGTCCCTCCCAAGGGAAAAGTTGGTTAAACTCCATAAAACCGCTCCAATTAGAGGTGTTGTAGAAATACAACATCTCTTTTTTTATGCTTGCCATTTACCGTGGATACAGTATAATTAAACCTTTACAGACGAACATGGACAACGGTTCCATAAGTAATACTAAAGTACTCATTTTTAAAGGGCTTGCCAAATGCCCCTAATCTGTTATAATTAATGCATACATCGGGAAACAATATGCAATATTCAGTAGAATCCAAATCTCAATTAGCCAAGTTGCTGGCTTCAGAGAATCTTACAGTTGAACACAAAAAAGTTCAAACTGCTTCGTTCAATCTTAAAGACCGTGTTTTGACTTGTCCAATCTGGAAAGATATGACAGGCGAAATGTATGACCTTATGCTTGGCCATGAGGTTGGTCATGCATTAGAAACCCCTGAAGAAGGTTGGCATGATGCTGTCAGTACAGGCAAATCACAATTCAGTAAAAACTTCAAACACTTTTTGAATGTGATTGAAGATGCCCGTATCGAAAAGAAAATCAAACGTAAATTTCCAGGTATTAAACCTTCATTCATTAAAGCTTATGGTCAATTACTTGACCGTGATTTTTTCGGTATTAAAAATGAAGATGTAAATGCTTTGCCATTTATTGACCGATTAAATTTGTTTACTAAAGGTGGTTATAATCTTGGTATTAAATTTAATACTGAAGAAGAACCATTATTGCGTGAGGTAGAATCTTGCGAAACATGGGAAGATGTTGTTCGAGTTACTGGTGCAATCTTTGATTACTCTAAAAAAGAACAGCAAGATATTAATAAAATCCAACAAGATATTGAATTCGGTAATTATAGAGAATCAGATAATGGTGATTATGATTATAGTGATGATGAATATGAGTATGAAGAATCTGATGGAGAATCTGATGGTACCGAAAGTGTAAAAGGAAATGATGAAACAGATTCTGATGATGAAGATGATTATGTAAACGAAATTAATCGTAATAAAGAAACATCCAATTCTGATGGTTATTATGATAACTTTGAACCAACATGCGAAACTGATGAAACGTTCCGTGATAATGAAGCTCTGTTATTAGATGCAAAAAGCAAAGAATTTGTTTATGTTAATATCCCAAAATTCTACCCACAACATTCAATTACATCATACAAACGTGTACATGAATTAATGGAGAATCACTGGACAAAATATTATGAAAATACTATTCCTGAGCACAGAAGTTTTCAAGATTCATTATTGAAAGAATTTAAAAATCGTAATGACCGTTATGTGTCTTTACTTGCCAAAGAATTTGAAATGCGTAAAGCTGCCTCCAAGTTCTCTAAACAAAAGATATCGGAGACTGGTGATATTGATATCTCCCGCATTTACAAATATCAAGTTGATGATAATATCTTCCGTAAAATGATGCGTATACCAAAAGGCAAGTCACACGGATTGGTTTTGTTACTTGACCGTTCTGGTTCTATGGACGGCAATATGCAAAGTTCAATTGAACAGATTTTGATTCTAACCATGTTCTGCCGCAAAGTGAATATTCCTTTTGTTGTTTATGGTTTTGGCAATTGCACTTTCTCTAGAGGTATGGATTTAGGTGATAGCGTTGTTCAGAAACCATCCTTCTCAAGAGGTGAGAAAGATTTGTATTTGTCTGATGTTTATATGCGTGAGTATATGAATTCACGTATGGGTAATGCTGAGTTTAATCGTTGCCTTCGTAATATGATTTCATTAATGCATTCTTATATGCCACGTTTTTCACGTAAGATTGACAGACCATTATCAGAAACATTATCTAATACACCAATGGTTGAAGCTATGATTGCTTCTCGGTATATTACTAATGAATTCCGCAAAGTGAATAATCTTGATATTGTTAACATGATATTAATTCATGATGGCGATGCTGATAGTATTTCTGGTTATTTTACTGGCGAAAATAATGATTATGGTTCACCAAGATTTGATTATTTTAATGTTAAAACACAATCAGTAGTTATTCGTGATACCGAATCTAAATTCGAAACACTTTTGGTAAATGAAGAACAATCTAAAGATGATGATCCAATGCGTACAGGAATTTTTAATTGGTATCGCCACGTTACTGGTGCAAAGATTGTTGGTTTCTTTTTGATTGGTACAGGTGTTGGTGCAAGAGCTGCTATTCAACGCAAGTATATTTCTGGTAATGAAACACCAGAAACTAAAGAAGAAAAATATGATTATAACAGGTCACACAATCGTTGGTTGCGTGAGAAAGAAGAAGCACGTGAAATGCTCAAAGTGATTAAAGCAGCCAAGTTTTTGGAATCCAAAAATAAAGGTTACAATAAGTTCTTTTTGATTCCTGGTGGAAGTGATTTAGATGTTGAAGATGATGAATTGTCCGTTGAAGGCAATGTCACTGCTGCTAAATTGCGTACCGCATTTATCAAAATGAATAAGAAAAAACAGGTAAGCCGTGTCTTGGTTAACCGTTTCATTGGTGAAATCGCAATGTAATACTAAAGTAGTACTGTTGTTTTTATGCAACAGTACTATTGACAAATGCTGTGGTTTTGATATAATTGGTATATTGAATTGATTGATGGAGTTATTCGTAATGCGTGGTATTCAAACTGACAAACGTGAGAAGTTTATTTCTATTGCCTCTGCTACAGGCAAAAGTATTTTTACACTACAGGACATTAAAGACCTTTGTGTAGAAAATGATATTAAGTTACCCCAGTGGTATTTGAAAGATATGGACTTCCGTGCAGGTCGTGGTCTATATAAAGTTCCCTCTAATAATGCCAGTGTAGTTAACATGGCAGCTGCACAAGTTTTGCAAATGAAAAAATCTGAACCTGTTGTTTCCAGTGGCAATCGTATTGCAAATATTGTTACTGACCTTGAAACTGAAAATCTAGTTCCAAAAACATATAGCAATTATGTTCCCTTTGGTAACTTTGATGATTTGCTTTCCGTTGTACAAAGCAAATTGTTTTTCCCAATTTTTATTACTGGTCAATCTGGCAACGGCAAAACAATGTCAGTTGAACAAGCTTGCGCTAAAGCAAAACGTAAATTTGTTTGCGTATCAATGACACCTGATACCGATGAAAGTGATTTGCTTGGCAATTATGTTTTGATTAATGGTCAAATGGAATGGCGTGATGGTCCAGTTACCGTTGCGGCTCGACAAGGCGCTGTGCTGTGTATTGATGAAATTGATTATGGTGCTCAGAATCTGTCCTGCCTGCAACGTGTTTTAGAAGGCAGACCTTTCTTGCTTAAAAAGAAGAATGAAATGGTTGCACCTGCTGAAGGTTTTACAATTGTGGCTACTGCCAATACAAAAGGTAAAGGCTCAGAAGATGGTCGTTACATGTTCACCAATGTTTTGAATGAGGCTTTCCTCGAACGTTTCTTGAATACATATGAGCAAGAGTTTCCTCCAATCAACATTGAGAAGAAAATCATTAAGAAAGAATTGGCTTCATTGAACCGTTCTGATGATGAGTTTGCCGAAAAGTTGGTAACATGGGCTGATGTAATCCGTAAAACGTTTGCTGAAGGTGGTGTTGATGAAATTATTTCTACCCGCCGTCTGGTTCACATTTGCAAAACGTACTCTGTGCATGGCGACCGCATGAAAGCAATTGCTCTCTGCTTGAACCGTTTTGATACCGATACCAAGTTATCGTTTATTGACCTGTACGCCAAGTTAGATGCTGGTGCCAATACCAGTAACCAACAAGTGAACGTAGAAGCAGTCTCGGCAAACAGTGATGAAGTACCATTCTAATTGCCTAAAAACTGTTGACAAGTGTTAATAGTTTTGTTATAATAGAATTTCTGAGAGAATGAACCACCTCTCAGAATTATTTGAAGTGTGGTTCGTTTTTATTATTTAAATTTTGGAGTTATTATGTCCGCTAAAGCAAAAATCTTGTCCTACTTGAGCAAATCTGATGGTTACAACACGTTGACCGTTAATCAAGCTCGTGCTCGTTTCAACGTTCAGAACGTTGCTGCTCGCATTAATGAATTGCGTGAAGAAGGTCATGCTATTTACTTGAACACCCGTATCAAGTCTGATGGCGAGAAAGTTTCTTTCTATCGTTTAGGCACACCAACTAAGCGCCAAGTTGCTGCTGGCTTGCAAGCACTTCGCACTGCAGGAATGTCAACATTCGCCTAAAAGAGTAGTCTCTTTGTAAGAGGAGTAGGATATATAAGTATATCCCTCCTCTTTTTTTTATGGAATAAATTATGGAAATACAAGTCAAAGTTGAAGATTTGAAAAAGAATAAACTCTTTGTGGCTACACCAATGTATGGTGGCATGGCACACGGGTTATACCTGAAGTCTTGTTTAGACCTTCAAGGTATTATGTCACGTTATGGTGTTGATGTTAAGTTCTCTTTCCTATTTAATGAATCACTTATTACACGTGCAAGAAACTACCTCGTAGATGAATTCTTGCGCTCAGATTGCACACACTTATTGTTTTTGGATTCCGATATTCATTACAACCCACAAGATGTTGTAGCATTATTGGCATTAGACAAAGATGTTATTGGTGGTCCTTACCCCAAGAAATCAATCAATTGGAATAACATTGCACATGCCGCACGTAATCATCCAGATTTGGAACCACGTGAATTGGAAACATTGGTTGGTGAATATGTCTTCAACGTTGTTAAAGGCACATCACAATTCTCAGTTACCGAACCACTTGAAGTATTGGAAATTGGTACTGGTTTTATGTTGGTTAAACGTGAAGTCTTTGATAAGATGGCTGTCGAGTATCCAAACATTCGTTACAAACCAGACCACGTTGGTCAGGCGCACTTTGATGGTTCACGTTACATTCATGCTTACTTTGATACTGTAATTGACACCAAAGAGTCCATTACAGGCGGTGGTTCAGAACGTTATCTAAGTGAAGATTACATGTTCTGCCAGATGTGGCGTAAGATGGGTGGAGATATCTTCTTGTGCCCATGGATGAAGACACAACACATTGGTACATATGCCTTCTCAGGCAATATGCCAAAAGTAGCAGAGTTAACTGGTAGGTTATAATGGCTACTGGTCGTAAGTTTGATGGTGGCAAACTAGAATATGGTTTGTTGCCACCTCTTGCGCTAGAGGAGACGGTTAAAGTTCTCACCTTTGGTGCTCAAAAGTATGAACGTGATAATTGGCAAAAGGTACCTGAATCTAAACGCAGGTATTTTGATGCATTACAACGGCATCTTTGGGCATGGAAACAAGGTGAGCAACTTGACCCCGAATCTGGCATACATCACTTGGCTCATGCAATGTGTTGTCTCATGTTTTTATATGAGCATGACATTAAATATTCGCTTGACAAAGACAAGTAAACCATATATAATTAATTTTTTGGAGTATATTATGAAACTATCGAATGACACACTGAACGTACTGAAAAACTTCGGTGCAATTAACCAAGGTATTTACTTTCGCAAAGGTAATACATTGAAGACCATGTCTTCACACAAAAACATCCTAGCACAGGTCAACATCACTGAAGATGTTCCTGCTGACTTTGGTGTCTATGACCTTAACAATTTCTTATCTGTTGTATCGTTGCACAAAGACGATACCACGTTTGAGTTTGATGACAAACATGTTGTGATTGTTGGCAACAAAGGTCGTTCTAAAATTAAGTATCGTTTCTGTGACCCTACTATGATTGTTACAGCACCAGAGAAAGAATTGCAGGTACCAAACCCTGAGATTACTTTCACCTTGACTGCTGAAGATTTGGATTGGGTACTACGTGCAGCTAACGTATTGTCGTCACCGCAAATTGCCGTTGAATCTGATGGTACCAAAATCAATTTGATTACACTAGATACAACCAATGATGCAGCGCATACTGATTGCCTTGAACTTGGTGAAGGCAATGGTACGAAATACAAAATGATTTTCCGTACAGAAAACATTAGTAAGGTTATGCCTGGAACTTATGATGTGAATATTTCTTCTAAAGGTATTTCACACCTACGTAATAAGGGCAAAGATTTGCAATATTGGATTACTACCGAAGCCGGTTCAAAGTTTTCTAAAGAATAAGCATATATAAATGTGAGGACCTTCCCTCGTAACCAAAACTTGGTAGTTTGTTAGAAGATTTTTCTACCTACCAGTTTTAAATTTATGGAGAAAACATATGACAAACCCAAACTTTAACTATAAAAATATTGATCCTGAGCTTTGCACTTTTGGAAAAATTAATTCACCCGGAACTAAATTCGTAAATCGAATCAAAATTAAACTTTCTGAAATCTATGTTGCACCAATTAAGAGTGACAATTCTGTCCGCTCTAAAGGTAAAAACGTAATGCACATTCAAAGATTGGAACAATCCTTCAAACAAGGCATTGATTATTCACAGATGCCACTTACGGTTCGCATCAAATCAAGAAATGAGAATGGTGAAATTACCAAGTATGAATTGGTAACTGGTAATCACAGATTTGAGGCCTTGCGTAATTTAGGATTTGATGAATGGATTTTCGATGTATATGAAATTCCATTTGGTTCTTCTTATGGTTATGAAGATGCAATTCGCACCTTTCAATTAAAAGAAAACAACTTTGCACCTAATTTAGCTTCAACAGAAGATGATGTAGTCAATGTTATTGTTCGTTTGATTGAACACAAATCAAAATTGGTTCTTCCAGAAGAACAGAGTATTGTTGATTATGTGAATGAAGTATGCACTTATATGCATGGCCAAACCAAATCTAAAATCGTTAGAGATGTTGTTCGCAAATTAAAAAATACTGGATGTGCTGTTGCTCAAGATGTGGTAACTTATACTGCAACTGATGTAAATGATTTCATTTCAAAGACAACCAAATATGTTGTTTCTGGCAACTATGACCACAATTTACAAATGAATGGTTGGTCTGTATTGGAAGGATATGAATATGAGATGATGATGAACGCCATTAAGAAATTTGGTGAATCAGGCAACGAATCGTATTTTACTTTACACACAAAATCACCTACTGAAAAGTATGGTGTAGTTGAACGCCGTAATAAGATGATTGAAACATTCCAAAACCTGGAAGATTCTCTACTTAAGGTGTTTGATTATTATGAAAAGAATGGTAAATTCCCATGGCACATTGAAGGTTTCTTACCGCAAGATGTGAAAAGTGGTGAATCGGAATATATACCATTCTAATTTGACTTGACACGGCCTTCGGGTCGTGTTATAATTTATTTTTATATTATGAAAGTTGTGAATCATGGATCATTTATTATGGACAGAGAAGTATCGTCCTAAAACTATTGAAGAATGTATTTTACCTGAACGGTTGAAAACACCGTTTCAGGAATACGTAAATCAAAAAAACATTCCCAACTTGTTATTGAGTGGCGGCGCAGGTGTCGGTAAGACAACTGTTGCCAAAGCCATGTGTAATGAGATTGGTTGTGACTATATTGTCATTAACGGTTCTGATGAATCTGGTATCGATGTGTTTCGTACCAAGATTAAGAACTATGCTTCTTCTATGTCTCTATCAGGTGGCCGCAAGGTTATCATTATCGATGAGGCAGATTATCTAAATCCAAATTCTACACAGCCTGCTCTTCGTAATGCGATTGAAGAGTTTGCAGGTAACTGTTCGTTCATTTTTACTTGTAACTTTAAGAACCGCATCATTGAACCATTGCACTCTCGTTGTGCCGTGATTGAGTTTGGTCTGAAGAATGGTGAGAAGGCCAAGATGGCTGGTTCATTCTTTAAGAGAATCCAGTCGGTTTTACAAAGTGAAAAAGTTGAGTATGAAGACGCTGTTATTGCTGAATTAGTTAAGAAACACTTTCCAGATTTCCGCCGTATCATTAATGAGATGCAGAGGTATTCCCAGTTTGGTAAGATTGATTCTGGCATTCTTGTGCAGATGGGTGACGTTGAGATTTCAAACATCGTTAAGTATATCAAAGAGAAAGACTTTGGTTCAATTCGTAAATGGGTTGCAACCACTGAGATTGATGCTGCAACATTGTATCGTAAGTTGTATGATGGTTTATATGAGGTTCTGAAACCACAAAGTATTCCTCAAGCAGTAATTATCATTGCTGACTATCAGTACAAGCAGGCATTCGTTGCTGACCCTGAGATTAATACTGTGGCCTGTTTAACAGAATTAATGGTAAGTGTGGAGTTTAAATGAGTAAAGATTTTGAAGTACATCCTATTGGCACAACTGAAGAGATTAGATTGTCTCGTCAACTTAGTTCTGCAATCGAACAAATTACACATCAGTATGGTGACGGCATCGTTCCTAATTCCGTGTTCAAAGCATACAAAGAATTGACTGACTATTATGCCGTGCAGATTGAGAGAGAAAATGAATGACCTCTTCAAACCAACATTTGACTGGATCAAAGAAGATTACAAAAGTAATAGAGTTCGTTTTTGTCTTGAGGTCCTTGCTTGGGCTCTTAGTATTGGGTGTGCTATCACTATGGCTATCACCGTTCCAACACCACCTCTCTTGGTTTTATACCCAATCTGGATTATTGGTTGTTCTATATACGCTTGGTGCGCTTACAACAGGCGTTCCTTTGGTATGTTGGCTAATTACCTCTTACTTACCACAATCGACACAATCGGATTAATAAGGATGGTAATATGAGTCCGTTTGATTATGTTAACCAAATCCTACAAGGAAAGAAACAGTTAATTGTTGATGATGTGACCGAATCGGAATACGTTCCGTTTCTGGTAAATCGTTCGTTATCTTACCATATTGATTGTGTATCATATGCGAATGAGATGAACCGCAGGTCATTCATTGACAAGAAACTGCAGAATGATTTTTTACTAAATACCATAAGGTCTAAGAAAAGACCGTTCGTAAAGTGGGCTAAGTCTGATAAAAGTGAAGATATACAATGCATTAAAACCGTCTATGGTTTTTCTGATACGAAAGCACTTGAAGCACTCCGCCTATTGACTGATGAACAAATCCAAAAATTAAAAGAAAAAACCGGCATCGGTGGATTGAGGAAATAATATGGTAGATTTAAAAAACTTTGTTGAAGTTAAGTTAAAGCAAGAGGATGATTTTTTAAAAGTACGTGAAACATTAACCAGAATCGGTGTTTCTTCACGTAAAGATAAGATTTTGTATCAGTCGTGTCACATACTCCACAAACAAGGTAAATATTATATTGTACACTTCAAAGAATTATTCCAGTTGGATGGTAAACCAACCGACATTACAGAGAATGATATTCAAAGAAGAAATGCAATTGCAAGACTATTGGAAGAATGGGGTTTGGTGAAAGTTTCTAATCCAGAATTAATGGGTGATAACATTGCACCATTACACCAAATCAAAATCATCTCCCACAAGGAGAAAGATGAATGGAATTTGGTACCAAAGTACAATATTGGTAAGAAGATTACACCACAATAAGTAGATATATTATGAAACAAGTGAAAGAAAAAGTTGATAAGTTGAAAAACATTTATACTGGTGAGGTGGTGTACACCAGTAATTTGTTTGAAAAAAGACAAGACAGTACAATGACATTTATCCAGGTATACAAACCAGAAAATCCACAAAGAAAATACTTTGTGAATGGTGAAGCTTTTGTAAAATTGGATAAATAAAAATACTCCCATCGGGATGGGAACGTAAAGACTCTACTACCTTAGGAGCGTCTAAAGCCGGTACAACGATAAGGTACCCCAGTAGTCGGTAAGCTGGATTAATGATATGCCTTCGGGGTATCTATTTTTAAACTTGCTTATTAAAGGAGAAAACTATGACAAGTATTTCAGCATTGTATCCATCATACGTTGGATTTGACCAATTGTTTACTGAGTTGGAGAAACTCGTTGGCAAAGGTCAAACAGTCCAAACATCTTTCCCTCCACACAACATCATCAAAGTAGAAGACAACAAGTATGTCGTTGAAATGGCTGTTGCTGGATTTTCAAAAGATGAAATTGACATTCAACTTGATGAGGGTAATCTAGTGATTCGTGGTGAGAAGAACACCAAAGATGACGCAAATTATGTTTATCGTGGTATTGCTGCTCGTTCTTTCACTAAGACTATTAGGTTGACTGACACTATGGAAGTGCGTGGTGCCGAATTCAAAGACGGCATTTTGAAGATTGGTTTGGAAAATGTAATTCCCGACCATAAAAAACCAAGGAAGATTGAGATTGGTGAGCAACTTGCGTTCTCAAAACCAACTCTATTGACTGAGTAAAACTGTGGGGCGAAAGCCCCACTTACTATATTATGAAAAAGAAATTTATCGATGCACACATGAAGACTGCTGAAGTCTATGCTGAATTGTCTTCAGCAAAAAGACTGCACGTTGGTTGTGTTGTTGTAAAAGATAATACAATCATTGGCATCGGTTATAACGGCATGCCTTCTGGTTGGAACAATGAATGTGAGGTAAGAGATTATTTTTCACCAGGTCGTTTTAAATGCACAGATGGAAATGGTGCAACATACATTCTTAAAACCAAACCAGAAGTACTACATGCAGAGACTAATGCACTCGCAAAGATTGCACGTAGTACCAACTCAAGTGATGGTGCAACATTGTTTGTAACTCATGCACCTTGTCTAGATTGTGCCAAACTAATATATCAGTCTGGTATTGATAGTGTTTATTACCGAAATAGTTATCGCAACGATGACGGTATTAATTTTCTAAAGAAGTGTAATGTAGCTGTTCAACAGCATATATAATTTAAAGGAGTTTATTATGTTAGTAGTGCCAGATGATATGGCAGGCAGACCAATTGGTTTCACCTGCTCAACTTTTGATTTACTTCATGCAGGACATATTCTTATGCTTGCTGAAGCCAAGTCTGTATGTGACCACTTGATTGTTGGTTTACAAAATGATCCGACTGCCGATAGACCTGGTAAGAACAAACCAGTTCAATCTATTGTAGAACGATTCGTACAACTTTCTGCGGTAAAATTTGTAGATGAGATTGTTGTCTATAGTACCGAAAAAGACCTTGAAGACTTATTGATGTTTCTTCCAATTTCTGTTAGAATCATTGGTGAAGAATATAAAGATAAACAATATACAGGTAAACAAATCTGTATTGACCGCAATATCAATATGTACTTTAACTCCCGCAATCACCGTTTCAGTTCAACTGAATTGAGACAACGTGCATATCAATCCGAATTGAGTCGCCAAAATGTATAATGATGTTTGTAAATTCATAGATGCTTGTGACCAAGAAGCATCCGCAAAAAATGTTAAGTTATACAAAACCTTAATTGATGAAGAAGTTGGTGAGTTTCGTTCAGCTTACTACGCATGTGATGAGGTAGAACAACTTGATGCCTGTATGGATATGATTTGGGTTATCTTAGGGTTCTGTAAAATGAAGGGGTATGATGTTGATGCCGCATGGGCAGAAGTTGCTCGTTCTAACTTGGCAAAGATTGACCCAGCAACAGGCAAAGTAATTAAAAGACCAGACGGTAAAGTTTTAAAACCAGAAGGATGGACGCCTCCTGCGCTTGACAAGTTCGTTTAAATAGATTATAATTGATTATTAACTTTCGGAGATATTATGGAAACATACAGAATCGCAAAACAATTCGCTGAGGCTAATCGCCTTCCCCGTGCCTATAAGTACGATTTCTTTTTGCGAGAATTCGATGATATGGTAGAGGTCGTAGGTCTTATTGAAGACCCAACACTCAACATGACCGAGTTTAATGGTCGTGAAATGCTTTACCCAAAACGTTGGGTAACTTTGGCCGTAGTGCCAGCTTCAACAAGGATTTGAAATGGCAGTAAAGTTAATTTCTTTTAAAACAAATCAGACAATCATTGCCAGTGTTGTCTATGAGAATGATGAAAGAATTACAGTGAAAGAAACTGTACAAGTAATTGTTCAACCATCGAAAGATGGTCCAATGATGGGATTCTCTCCTTTCTTGGAGTATGCACAAGAGTTTAAAACAGGCATCACATTTGATATGTCTGACATTCTTTGCGTTACAACTCCAATGGTAGAATTGGAAAATGAGTATAATAAGTTATTTGGTTCTGGCATTCAAATTGCCTCAAGTATTCCAAAATTCTGATATAATGTATGAATGAATAAAAAATATTACACAAATGTTGCCTCTATTGGCAACAACATTTTCTACAGAGGTGTAAACAACGGCCGGCGTGTTAAGATGAAAATTGCTTACACGCCGACTTTGTTTTTGAAGTCTAATAAACCAACTAAGTTTAAAAACTTAAATGGTGAAGCACTTGAACCTATGAAGTTCGAATCTATCCGTGAAGCACGTGATTTTGTTAAGATGTACAATGAAGTACAAAACTTTGAAATCTATGGTCAAACCAGATTCGAATATGCATTTATTGCTGATGAACATCCAGAGATGACCGATTGGGACTTTGAAGATGTTGCAATTGATGTTATCGATATTGAGGTTGGTTCTGAAAATGGATTCCCTGATCCATATCAGGCCAATGAACCAATCACTGCCATTTGTATTACACGTGTCGGTGGTAAAACAATCGTGATGGGTTGTGGTGAATATATTAATAATGATGATAACGTTACATACATTAAATGCCGTGATGAGTATGACCTTTGCAAAACATTTATCAACCACTGGTCAAATAATTGTCCAGATGTTATAAGTGGTTGGAATATTAAGTTCTTTGATATTCCATATTTGGTCAATCGTCTATCCCGTATCCTTGGTGAAGATGACACAAAGAAGTTGTCACCATGGAATATGATTTCTGAACGCAAGGTCATGGCCATGGGTCGTGAAAACATTGCATATGAATTGTTGGGTGTTGCGACACTTGACTATATTGAATTGTACAGATGGTATGCGCCAGGTGGTAAATCACAAGAGTCATATCGTTTGGATAATATTGCGAACGTTGAGATTGGTGAGAGTAAGATTTCATATGATGAGTATGACAACTTGCACCAGTTGTATCGTTTGAATTACCAAAAGTTCATTGAGTATAATATTAAAGACGTAGCATTGATTCTAAAACTAGACGACAAGTTGAAGTTGTTAGAATTGGCACTTACTCTTGCCTATGATACGAAGTGTAACTATGATGATGTATTTGCACAAACTAGAATGTGGGATGCAATGACATATGGTTACTTGTTGAACCGTAATATCATCGTGCCACCAAAGGTTATGAAGGACAAAGATGCTGCTTTCGAGGGTGCTTATGTTAAAGACCCACAAAAAGGTATGCATAAATGTGTTGCTTCATTTGACTTGAACAGTTTGTACCCACACTTGATGATGCAATACAACATCTCACCTGAGACATTGATTGAGCCTGAAGACTACACACAAGATATGCGTGACATTATTATGCGTGGTGTAAGCGTTGATAAACTGCTGACTAAATCAGTTGACCTATCAAAGATGAGTGGTTATACTATCACACCGAATGGCCAGTTCTTCAGTACGACCAAACAAGGTTTCTTACCAAAGATGTTGGAAGAAATGTATATTGATCGTTCGAAGTTTAAAAAGATGATGATTCAGGCGAAGAAAGATTATGAAGTTGAAACTGATGAGACAAAGAAGAATGAATTAGATAAACGAATTGCTAGGTATAATAACCTACAACTAGCAAAGAAGGTGTCTCTGAATTCGGCATACGGTGCCTTAGGTTCCAAGTATTTCCGATTCTATGATTTACGACAAGCTCTTGGTGTTACCTCTGCAGGTCAACTTAGTATTAAGTGGATTGAGAATAAAATCAATTCTTACATGAACAAACTATTAAAGACCGAAAAAGATTATGTTATCGCCTCAGACACAGATTCGATTTATCTCCGTCTTGGTGAGCTTGTTGATAAGGTGCATCCGAAAGAATCAAACGTACAACAGATTATCCAATTCATGGATAAAGTATGTGAGCAGAAGATACAACCATTTATTGATGAGAGTTACCAGGAGCTTGCTACGTATGTTAATGCGTATGCCCAAAAGATGCAAATGAAACGTGAGGGTTTGTCCGACAAAGGTATTTGGACTGCCAAGAAACGTTACATTCTTAATGTATATAACAATGAGGGTGTTCAGTACAACGAACCACATATGAAGGTGATGGGACTTGAGATGATTAAGTCTTCTACACCGGCTGCGATTCGTGAGAAGATGAATACCTTAATTAAAATGGTGATGCTTGGTACAGAAGAAGAGGTACAAGACTTCATCCAAACCTTTAGAGAAGAATTTAAATCTTTACCTGCTGAAGATATTTCTTTTCCAAGAGGACTTAATGGCTTGAAAACTTATTCTGATTCTGTTACAATGTACAAGAAGGGTACTCCGATTCATGTTCGTGGTGCCATCGTGTACAATCATTTCCTGAAGCAGTATAAATTGGATAAGAAGTATCCATTGATTCAAGAAGGTGAGAAACTCAAGTTCACATACTTGAAAGTTCCAAACCATTTCAAAGAGTCAGTCGTATCTTTTCCAGGTCGATTGCCAAAAGAATTCAATCTACAAGAGTATATTGATTATGACACACAGTTTGATAAGTCTTTCCTCGAACCAATCAAAGTGATTTTAGATTGTATTGATTGGAAAACAGAGAAGACTAATTCATTGGATAGTTTTTTTAACTAAAGGAATATTATGAGTTTATTAGATAAAATTAAAAAGAACAGTACGATTAAAGACAGTGCTGTGCTCGCAACATCAAAGTTCTTTACCAAAAAGGATATGATTTCAACATCTATCCCAATGATAAACGTGGCGTTGTCGGGTCGTTTAGATGGTGGTCTAACCCCAGGTCTTACAATGTGGGCAGGTCCTTCTAAACACTTCAAGACTGCTTTCAGTTTGCTGATGGCCAAGTCTTACATGGACAAGTACCAAGATTCAGTAATGTTGTTTTATGATTCTGAGTTTGGTACTCCACAGTCCTACTTTGATACATTTGGTATTGATACTGAACGTGTCTTACACACACCATTGACTGACATTGAGCAGTTGAAGTTTGACATTATGAAACAACTTGAGGGGTTTGAACGTGGTGAGCATATTATTATTGTTATTGATTCTATTGGTAATCTTGCGTCTAAAAAGGAAGTAGATGATGCATTAGAAGGCAAGTCAGTTGCTGATATGTCACGTGCAAAACAAGTGAAGAGTTTGTTCCGTATGGTCACACCACACTTGTCACTCAAAGATATTCCAATGGTAGTTGTTAATCACACCTACAAAGAAATTGGAATGTTCCCTAAAGACATTGTTGGTGGTGGCACAGGTAGTTACTATTCTGCCGACAACATCTTTATTCTTGGTCGCCAGCAAGAGAAGGATGGAACTGAATTAACTGGTTATAATTTTATTATCAATGTGGAGAAATCACGATATGTTAGGGAAAAATCCAAAATTCCTGTTTCTGTATCTTTTGATGGTGGCATTAGCAAGTGGTCTGGCTTACTTGATGTTGCTCTTGAATCTGGCCACGTAGTCAAACCATCCAATGGTTGGTATTCACGTGTCAACAAAGAAACTGGTGAAATTGAAGACAAGAAGTTCCGTGAAAAGGATACTAATACCGAAGAATTCTGGTCTAGTATGCTCGTCAATGAATCATTTAAAGAATCTGTAAGGAAGAAATATGAAATCGCTTTTGGCAACATTATGGGAGAAGATTTCAATACGGCAGAAGCAGAAGAAGCTTGAGTACAAGTTTCTGAACTTACCTGAAGAAGACTCCACGATGGTAGAAATTACCGGTGGTAAGTATTCAGGTGTAGTATTCTCGTATGGTCATGTTAGATTTGAAGAAGGCGAATTAGGTCAACTACAGTTTACCTATAACGTAAACAATCCAGGTCAACATGGCCATGCAAGCTTGCTAACTGACCAAGAATATCATACAATGATGGGAGAAATTCTCACAGATATTATTATTAATCAAGAAAGCCATAATGAACAGACTAGAACACTCGATTCTAAAGAACCTGATTTACAATGAAACGTTTGCTCGTAAAGTTTTGCCGTTTCTCCGTAACGATTATTTCTCTGACAATACCGAGAAAGTAGTTTACAAAGAAGTTGATGAGTTTATCAACAAGTACAATAGTCTACCGACACACGAAGCACTCATCATTAATCTTACCGAGAGTAAGAAGTTAACTGAACAAGAAGTTCGTAATTCTATTGAGTTGTTACACAATATCAATCAGCATAAAGATGAACCAACCGAAATGAAATGGTTGGTTGAACAGACTGAGAAGTTCTGTCAAGACAAAGCAATCTACAATGCCATCATGGAATCTGTATCGATTCTGGACGACAAAGGTGATAAGAAAGCCAAAGGCGAGATTCCAAAGATTCTTAGTGATGCCTTGGGTGTATCATTTGACCCTAATGTTGGTCACGATTACATTGATGACTTTTCAAATCGTTATGACCTGTATCACAAAGTTGAATCACGTGTTAAGTTTGACCTTGATATCTTCAATAAGATTACCAAAGGTGGTCTGCCAATTAAAACATTGAATGTTGCACTTGCAGGCACTGGTGTTGGTAAGTCTTTGTTCATGTGTCACGTTGCTGCAAGTTGTTTATCTAATGCACAGAATGTTTTGTACATCACCATGGAAATGGCTGAAGAAAAGATTGCTGAACGTATCGATGCCAACTTGTTGAATGTGACAATGGATGAACTACACGTAATGTCTAAGGATGATTATGTACGTAAGTTTGGTGTACTAAAGAACAAGACACAAGGCAAGTTAATCATCAAAGAGTATCCAACTGCCGCAGCCAATGCACTCCACTTCCGTGCTTTGTTGCAAGAGTTACAGTTGAAGAAAAGTTTTAAACCTGATATTATCTTTATCGACTATCTAAATATTTGTTCGTCTTCACGTATCAAACCTGGTGGTTCTGTTAACTCATATACGTATATTAAATCGATTGCTGAAGAATTGCGTGGTCTTGCCGTTGAAGCAGGTCTGCCAATTGTAACTGCGACACAAACAACTAGGTCTGGTTTCACCAACACCGATGTTGACTTGACGGACACAAGTGAATCGTTTGGTTTGCCTGCGACTGCCGACTTTATGTTTGCGTTGATTAGTACGGAAGAACTGCAACAATTGAACCAGATTATGGTGAAACAATTGAAGAATCGTTATTCGGATCCTAGTGTATTCAAACGTTTCATTGTTGGTATTGATCGATCAAAGATGCGACTATATGATACTGAACAATCTGCACAGACCGATATCTCCGATTCTGGTCAACCAGATAAACCACTAAGTACATTTGGTAATAGAGAACGTAGAAATAAATTTGACGGAATTAAAGTATGAGTTTAACAGTAGAACAAGGTGCTTATGTTGCCAATGTATTCTCGGAGTATTTCGATAAGTTTGGCCGCATAGATGAATATATGCGTGAACAGAAACTGGCAGCAATGTCAGAAAGACCATTCACGTTACCTGGATGTGGACCAGAAGAAGACTTGTTCTCCGACTTTACAATGTCACCGGCAGATATGCAATTTGAGGTTGTTGACTTGCCTCAAGATCGATGGGACATTTACCTTGATATGATATCGTCACATTCAAACATGACAAGTATACCCGGTCGTTGTCTACGATTGGCAATCTTAGAGAAGAAGTCTGGAAAGTGGTGTGGTTTCATTCGTCTTGGTTCTCCAGTCATCAACTGCAAGCCACGAAATCAAATGCTTGGACAAGTGTTTACGCAAGTCCAAGGCGGTGCTCAGAGGTTCAATCAATGTGCTGCGATGGGTTTTGTCATTGTACCTGCACAACCATTCGGGTATAATTACCTTGGTGGCAAACTGTTGGCTGCGATTTGTACCTCACATGAAGTTCGTGAGATGCTGAACCAGAAATACAAGATGACAACCTGTTTGTTTGAGACTACTAGTTTGTATGGTTCTTCTAAGGCAGTATCACAGTATGACGGCATGAAACCATTGATTCGTTTCAAAGGTCTTACTGATTCAGATTTCTTACCGATGTTACATGGCCAAACTTATACCGACTTGAAGAACTATGTTGAAACAATCATTGGTGAACCTCTTGCACCAGAAGATGCATCATCACGTAAGTTAAAAATCTCTAATCATATCATATCATTAACTAAAGTGGCACTCAAAGGTACACCAGAAGGTGCCAAGTTTGCACAGACGATTGAGAATGCCAAGAATCTGAATGAACAGAAACGATACTTTATCTCCGATTATGGTTACAAGAACATGGTTGATTTTGTGAATGGTAAGACCGACAAGTTATTACCTGGTGAAAACTATGAGAAGTTTCATTTAAACAACATCATTGAATGGTGGCGTAAGAAAGCCATCAATCGATTCGAGACATTGAAGACTGAAAATCGTATCAGGACTGAACAAGAAGTTTGGACCGGTGATAAAGTGCTTGACATTATTCGGTAACCTGGTAGGATAAATACTCCAAAAACACAGGAGTATTAATGACACCAGCGGATTTGAAGAAAGATGCCGGCAAAGGACCATACAAAGGAATGCCACGTAGTCAGGTTATGAAAAGAAAAATTGTTGATGGTAAAGATTTTACTCTCAACAGTGGTGCTAAGGTTAAAGCTACAAACTGGGACGAAAGTACACTAACATTATTTGTAGGTACCCGTAAAATTTCACTGAAAGAAATTAAAAAAGATCCTGATTTTGGTGGAGGTGGATCTGGTGCCGGTGCTGATGTTACTGCAATTGTGGAATGTGGCCAAGCATTGGTTTGTTCATTAGTATACAATGTATTGAAACGACCAATTGAATGGGAAGATTTAAAATTAGATTTGCTTGAAAAAGCAATGAGCTTTTGTGATTTGTCTGATAGTTTGGATGCTATCATTGAGAAATCACCACCTGAATGGGTGCAGTCATATGTTAAGTCAGCAAACATTCTTTATAAGAATTACAAGATGAGTGGTTCGCCTGTGTACTTTCACCGAGGTTCAAAGTTTATGAATGAAGTGTATAGTAGCAAGAAAATTGTTTATGATAATGATAAAAAATCAAAAAATCCACAAGCTCCAGGTTCTTTTTCCGATGACAAATGGAACCCAGGTGATATTTGGATGACAACATTAAGAATTGTTCCTAAAATTAATAGTGAATCTTGGGCAGCATTGAACAAAGATATTTATGACTTAGCACGTGCTAAGAAGTTGGTTGGTGTATCTTTGAAAAAAGTCGGTTCTTCCGCACATATTGAAGAATACAATGCATTAAGTGTCAAACAAACCAAAGATTATAATTATGGAGGTTTTCGTGTAACATCTGCATCTGAACGTGGTGCATTGCCACCATTTTTTAATTCAATTGACTTATACATGACTGTTGGTGATAAAGAGATTCAATTCCGTGCCACATCAGGCGAAGCAAGCTGGCAAGGTGAGATTAAAGGTGCAACTGCTGCAGGTGGTAAAATCGGCGGCGGTAACGTAAATTTCTATTTGAAAAAGTATACTGGTAAAGGCGTATTTGATAGGGAAGAAAAAGAAGTAATTAATTTTACAAAGTCGAAAGATTTTTTTCCAGAATTTTATAAGTTATATGAAAAACATTTTACTGGCAAAGTTTTATCCTATGAGGATTTTGTTATTAATGCAAAACTGAAACAAAAAGAATCAGCTGGTTATTTGTTTTCTAAATATATTAATATGAAATTTATTGACATATTTTTAAGTGCTAATGCTGCGACAAGAAATAAAATTGCGACCGACTTTTTAAGATATGCAGCATCCAATACCGACCAAAGTTCATTTTTCGTAAAGATATCCTAATGAAATTTTCAGAATTTATAACCGAATCAAAAAAAGAAGGTGCCAATCTTCACCTCGAGCACATTGAGGATGAGGTGTTGAATCGTGGTGTTGCCGGCACACGTGATGCAATTAACTTTCTGCAATCGTTACGTGATATGTTGGCAGGCAATTCGTCATCTAAAGTGAACGTCACAACAAAATGGGATGGTGCACCTGCAGTTTTCTGTGGTATCAATCCAGACAATGGCAAGTTCTTTGTTGGTACTAAAGGTGTCTTCAATGCAAACCCTAAGTTAAACTACACTGATGATGATATTGATGTAAACCATCCAAGTGGTGGTTTGAATGCTAAACTTAAAGTTGCACTACGTTACCTGCCAAAACTAGGCATCAAAGGCGTTTTGCAAGGCGACATGATGTTCTCTAAAGGTGATATCAATACACAAACGATTGATGGTGAAGAATACATTACGTTTCAACCGAATACGATTGTATATGCTGTACCATCAGATTCAAAATTGGCCAGAGCAATGACTTCTGCACAGCTGGGTATTGTCTTTCACACTTCATACACAGGCAAAACATTCTCTGACATGAAGGCATCATTCAATATCGATATCAATCACTTGACTTCAACTAAAGATGTTTGGTTCCGTGATGCATACTTTGTTGACGCATCTGGCACAGTCACATTCACAGAGCAAGAAACAAAGGTATTGACTTCACACCTGTCACTTGCAGGTGCAACATTCCAATCCATCAATGCACTAACACTTAATAGAATTGCCTCAAGTGAAGTAGTACTCACTTACATTAAGACATTCAACAATACCAAAGTGCGTGAAGGTAAAGAGATTAGAGATACTACTGCACACACAAACGAATTGATCCGTTGGGTTGAGGCCAAGTTAAACAAAGATATCTCTGATGCCAAGAAAGAAGAAACTAAACAGAAACGGATCAAAGAGAAGACTGAGATTATGCGTTTCTTCCGTGGTTCGGCAAGAGATTTAAAAAGTATTTTTGATTTGATGAACCATTTGGTGGCATCCAAGAATATGATTGTTAGTAAGTTACAACAAATGAAACAAGTAACAAATACATTCCTACGTACAGATGATGGTTTCAAAGTCACTAATCCTGAGGGGTTTGTGGCCGTGGATAAATTGAAGGGTAATGCAGTTAAATTAATTGACCGATTAGAATTTGCTCATGCGAACTTCAATGCCGCAAAGGCGTGGACTAAATAAGATATGACCACAAAAATAACACTAACTAATATCGATTCGACTGGTGACTATTCGGAACTGGTGGATGCAGCTTATAATACGGCCAATGCAGCTAGTTCTTATGCTAATTCGGCCTTTGCAGCTGCTAATAATTCCACAGACACTTGGGTTAGAAGTGCGGCCAATTCAGCTAGTTCATATGCCAACTCCGCTTACACTCAAGCGAACACCGGAACAACTAATGCTGCAACAGCAGACCAACGAGCAGTAACTTCTGGTGACTATGCTAACTCAGCATACTCAACCGCAAATTCTGCTGGTGTATATGCCAATGCTGCATTTGCCAAGGCTAATACCGGTTCATCATCTGCTGGTATTACTTTTACTGCCAACTCTGGTGTTCCAACCACAGCCAACGTTGGTGACCAGTGGTGGTCAACTAATGATGACATACTTTACGAATATATAAATGATGGTACTTCAAACGTTTGGCTGGACATTTCATCTTCTGCCATAACAAGTACAGCTGTTGCATCTTCTTCATCTTCAACAAATAATGCAAGGTCTATGATTAATTCATATGTCTTTGGTTCTTAAGGAATAAACATGGCATTAAACCTAGCCAATACAGTAACGATAACTGCCAAGACGGCATTAGTCAACGTTACAACTGTTTCTGCAAACGTACTGAGTAACGCAACAAGCAGTGAACAGATTTACAAGATTAACACTATTATGTTTAATAACTATAGTTCTTCGGCTGCAAGTGCAAATGTGACAATCAATCGTAGTGCTGGTGATTTTTATGTTGCTAGACTTATAACGGTTCCTGCCAATTCAATACTAACAGTTATTGCCAAAGATAATGCAATTTACTTGGAAGAAGGTGATACTCTGCAGGCTTATGTTTCTGCAAATTCAGCATTGCACTTAATTTCTGGTTACGAATTACTGAGTTAATATGAGAACAAGATCAAATTACGGTGTAACTGGGACTGCAATAACATTGTCTGTAGCTAGTACTGGTGGTTTTTTTAATTCAGAAGATTTGCGTTTAGGTAAATTAAATGGTGTTTGGCCACTATTAGCTACACCTACAATAGAATATCTTGTGGTTGCCGGTGGCGGTGGCGGTGGCGGTGGTGGAGCCGGCAATAGCTACGCCGGTGCTGGTGGTGGCGCAGGTGGTTATAGAACCGCAACTGGACTTTCAGTATCGGCCGGTTCTCCTATAACAGTGACAGTAGGTGCAGGAGGCAACGGAGGCGCCGCAGCTGCAGGTGCAACAGGTATAGGTAGCAACGGCAGCAATTCAGTATTTGGTTCTATTACTTCTACAGGTGGCGGCGGCGGTGGTGGCGGCGCATCCTACGCTGCGAGTTATCCTGCAGGTCCAGGTAGTAATGGAGGTAGCGGTGGTGGTTCCACTAATAGTACAAGTTATGGTCTAGGAAATACACCATCAACTAGTCCATCACAAGGCAATAACGGAGGAGCAGGTAGTCCTAATTTTGGTCCAGCGGCAGGAGGAGGTGGTGCTGGGGCAGTTGCTGTGAATGTTATTGCTAACGGACCAGGTACAGCAGGTGGAGCCGGTGTTCAAAATGGTATAAGTGGATCAAATACATATTATGCCGGCGGAGGTGGTGGTGGCGCATACTCTAGCGGTAGCGGAGGCGCCGGCGGAATTGGCGGTGGTGGAAGTGGTGGCAGCATTGTTGCTGGAACTAATAATCCTGGCAACGCTGCCACAGTAAATACAGGAGGCGGCGGTGGAGGTTCTTCAGGTGATGGCGGTGGTGTTGCGGCCATTGGTGGTTCTGGTGGTTCCGGTATCGTAATCATTCGTTACTTAGATTCATATCCAGCTGCCTTATTCACAACTGGATCACCAACATATACAGTCGCCGGTGGTTACAGAGTATACAAATGGACCAGTTCAGGTTCAATAACTTTCTAAGAATAACATATGACTTTTCCAACAACACCAACAAACGGACAAACACTTTCTGTTAATGGTATTCTATACCAATACAGTACAACAAAGACTGCATGGACTGTTGTACCAAATACAGCATTCGCAATGACAACAACTGGCGTTACTGTTGGAAGTTACACAAACACCAACATAACTGTTGATGCTCAAGGTCGTATTACAGTGGCAGCTAATGGTTCCAGTGGTGATCCTGCTGCTGGTTCATATGCTAACTCGGCTTACACTCAAGCAAATACCGCAACAACCAATGCTGCCACAGCCGATCAAAGAGCAGTAACTTCTGGTTCATATGCCAATGCAGCATACTCAACCGCAAACTCAGCTGGTGTATATGCCAATGCAGCCTTTGCAGCTGCCAATACCGGTGGTATTGATGCTTGGGTAAGAGATGCTGCCAATTCAGCTAGTTCATATGCCAATGCAGCATTTGCCACAGCTAACACTGGTGGTCCACCAACTGGTGTTACTGCTGGTTCTTACACATCAACAAATATAACCGTAGATACTTATGGTAGAATAACTGCAGCTGCCAACGGATCATCCGGTGGTGGCGGTGGTGCTTCATCTGCTGCTTCTGTCGGTTACTCATTAATATTCGGAGGATAATATGGCAGCACCAAATTTAATCGGCGCAACAACAATCAATGGTAAAACAACGGGAGTGGACTTAACAACCACAAACGCAACAGTAATATTAAGCAATCCAGCAAGTTCAGGTAAGTGTCTCAAAATAAATACTTTGAATGTATCAAATTACACTGCAACAGCCACACTTATAACAATAGGATTCTATTCTGCAGCTGCGCTTGGTGGAACACAATTTCGTATAGTAGGTAGTGTGACCGTTCCGGCAAATAGTACACTTAATGTAATTGATAAAACTAGTCAATATTATTTAGAAGAAGATCAAAGTTTAGGTGCTACCGCCGGTACTGCTAATAGATTCAACATAACATGTAGTTATGAGGACATAAGTTAATGGTTAAACGATATTTTGGTGGAATAATTTCCGCTACACAAAATTTAGCAACTGATCCATCTTCAGTTTCTGGATTTTTTAACGCAACAGAACAGGCTCAAACTGTACAGGCTGGACGGTGGCCATTAGGTGGTCTACCTCCTATTGATTATATTTTAATCGCCGGTGGCGGCGGTGGCGGTAGTCGAACAGGAGCTCTATATCTTGCCGGTGGCGGTGGTGGTGCAGGTGGGTATATTACTCAAACCAATCAGACCGTAGTTTCAGGCACCACTTATACTATAACCATAGGTGGTGGTGGCGCCAGCAGCAGAGCACGAGGTACCGATTCCTCTTTCTTTGGCCAATTAGCGTATGGTGGCGGTGGCGGCGGTAACGGTCATCCCAACAACGGCACTCAATCAGGACTCTCTGGAGGCTCCGGTGGCGGCAGCGGCACTAATATAAACACCCAAACTTTTTCTGCTGGCACTGCGAACAATGCCGGTGCTCAGGGCTTTGCCGGCGGCACTGGTCAACCCAGCGCTGGATCAACCGCTGGTACTGCAGGCGGCGGTGGAGGTGCTGGAGCAGTAGGTAATGATGGCTCCGCCGGTGACGGCACCAACGGTCCAGCTGGTGGCCAAGGTGAATCCACGATCATTTGCGGCGATTTTGGAGGAACTTGTTCCACAACTGCTAGTAGTAATACAATTACTATATCTGCAGTTACCAAAGGCAGGTTATTTGTGGGATCTCACGTGAGTGGATCATTTGGGTCTGGTATTATTCAAAGCTTTGGCACAGCCTCGGGCGGCACCGGAACATATGTTCTCACTGCTCCGGTAGCATCAAGTACTGCAGGCATCGCTGTAACTTCAACATATCGATATTTCTCAGGTGGTGGCGGTGCCGGCGGCAAACGAGCAGGTACAGGCCTTCGTGGCGGCGGTCCTGGAGGTATTGGAGGAGGAGGCAGGGGTGCGTATGGGTTTGGAGCCACTGCTGGTTCTGCTAGAACCGGAGGTGGCGGTGGTGGAGCAGATGCACCCTCCAGCGCATCGTCAGACTCGGTTTCTGGCGGCAACGGCGGATCAGGTATTCTATATATTCGACACCCAATATCTTATGGACAGGCAACGGTAACAGGATCTCCAGAGATGTATATTGTGGATAATTACCGAATATATGAATTCAGAAGCTCTGGTAGTATACAGTTTATCAACAACGCTTAATAATTTTGAATAACATTTTAAGGAAAATTAACTATGAGTCATTTCGCACAAATTGATGAAAACAACAATGTCACTCAAGTACTAGTTATTGAACAAGACGTAATCGATACTGGTCTATTTGGTGATCCAGCATCTTGGATTCAAACAAGTTACAATACACATGGTGGTGTTCACACTTTAGGTGGTACACCATTACGCAAAAACTATGCAGGTATCGGATACAAGTATGATGCTGGTCGTGATGCATTTTATGAACCAAAACCCTATGCATCATGGATTCTAAATGAAGACACTTGCTGGTGGGAAGCACCTACACCAATGCCAATGGAAGAAGGTAAGATTTTTGTGTGGGATGAAGATACAACATCTTGGGTTGAGTTTACACCACCAGCCTAAATATAACAATAAAGAGAATATAGATGCCTTTAACGAATATTAAACTGCCAAAGAAGACCAACACGCAAACCAATTCTTACACTGGTGCGTCTGGTGAAGTCACTATTGATACCGACAAAAAAGTAATTGTCGTACATGATGGTTCGACTGCTGGTGGAATTCCATTGGCTCGTGAGTCTCAAGCAAACACAGCAATCTCGGATTTTAATCCTCTAGTATTTCTAACATCAGGAATGTAAAATGGCAACCACATTAAAAGTTTTGGGACAAGTTAATCCCGCATCGGCAACTGACACAACATTGTACACGGTACCTTCTTCAACATCTGCCGTCATTAGCACAATCAACATTTGCAATCAAAGTGCCAATGGTGCTAACTTTAGAATTGCTGTTAGACCTGCCGGTGAAACAATTAACACCAAACATTATATTGCCTTCAACACAGAAGTTGCTTCAAACGATGCCATTAGTTTAACAATTGGTATGACTTTGGCTCAGACTGATGTTATCACAGTTTATGCTAACACAGCGTCACTAAGTTTTAACGCATTTGGATCAGAAATTACATGAGTTTAAAATCACTAAAAAACCAGACACTCAGAAATAAATCAACAATCAATAGCGTTAACTTAACTGGTGGTGCTTCTACCGGTCCAGTTATCACATCGATTGTTGTTACTGATTCCAATTATAATAACTTAGATGACACGGCACTACTACCGGCAGGTGGTTATGCAAAACTAATTGGTTCTGGTTTTGCAAGTGGTTGTTCTGCATACTTCAATGGTACATCTGTAACAACAACATTCGTTAGTGCAACAGAAGTTCGTGTTGTTATTCCTGCGACCTCTGTTGGTACTTACAATGTGATGTTGTTTAACCCAAGTACTGCAGGTGCTATTTATTTGAATCTTGGTATTTCTTCCGCACCAACATTTACAACAACTGCTGGTTCTTTAGGTACATCATACGAAACAACGGCAGTCAGTACATCTATTGCCGCAACTGGTGATACTCCAATTACTTATGCCTTATACTCTGGTTCACTGCCAACGGGTGTGACACTGGCCTCAAACGGAACACTATCTGGAACATCTCCAGTAGAAGCATCAAGCACAACATACTCATTCATTGTGCAAGCAACCGATGCACAGTTACAAGACACCACACGTTCATTCAGCTTGACAATCAGTACTGACGTTGTTACTTGGAGTACTCCAGCGGCAGACTTTGCTTATACATTGATTGGTAATGAGGCAATGGCAAACGTTAGTTTATTAGCAACATCTGCGGCTGGTTATGGTGTAACTTATGCAGCCAACACACTGCCAACTGGTGTTTCACTCAGTGGCAATACGGTCTTTGGAACACCAACAACAGAACAAACAATTTATACTGCATTGACAGCAACAGCCAACACAACTGGTCGCACAGCAACTCGTTATGTTTCTTGGTCTGTGGTACTTGGAGATGCTTTCTGGAAATACAATACGTTATTGATACCGGGAGCCAGCACAACATTTGTAGATGATGCTAGTACAAATAACTTTGCGGTAACTATTAATGGTGATACAAGGCCAAATAATTTTAGTCCGTATACAGCTGGATATTATAGCAACTTCTTTGATGGATCAGGTGATTGGTTAACTTTCCCAAATAATGCAGGTTACGAATTTGGTTCTGGTGCGTTTACTGTAGAACTTTGGGCATACATAACAGGGTCATCTGGTACTGTAGCTAATTATTCAAACGGTCAATCAAGTAATTCAAATTTTGCATGGGAATTATATCAAGTTTCTACAACAGTAATGCAGTTTAGTGTATTTGAGGGAGCCACACAATATATCTCGTCATCGTCTGCATTCAAAACAAATTCTTGGAATCATATCGCATGTGTAAGAAGTGGCAATACACTCACAACTTATGTAAATGGAGTTGCAGGAGGAACAACAGCAAATATAACTGGAGTATCAATATCTGTACCGGCAAGTTCAACACTCAAATTATGTTCATATGGTAACGGGTCATCATATTTAACTGGATATATTAGTAATTTTAGAGTTGTTAAAGGAACAGCAGTCTACACGGCAGCATTTACTCCAAGTACGACACCATTAACCGCAATATCAAACACAAGTTTATTAACCTGCCAATCTAATCGTTTTATAGATAACAGTACAAACAACTTTACTATAACAGTTACAGGTAATACATTAATAAGTTCATTCGACCCATTTGTTCCAAACACTAGTTATAGTACATATGGTAGTGGATACTTTGATGGTACTGGGGATTATTTAAGTATTCCAAGCAATGCAGCCTTGCAATTACCCACCGGTGACTTTACAATAGAAGCATGGATTTATTTAACCGGTGCTTTGGGTAGTTATTATTTTATTTTTACCCAAACCGGTTCTACCAACGCCACCTCTAATTGGGATTTCACAGTTAACGGAAATGCTTCTGGGCAGTTGCGATTTGAAGCGTTTTCAGGAGGTACACAAATAATTAATTTAATTGGAACATCATCTGTTCCTGTTAATGCATGGACGCACGTTGCAGTTACACGTTCAGGAAGTACATATACTATATGGATGAACGGTATTAGTCAAGGTACTGCCTCATCTGCTAGCACTGTAAACACAAATGCGCTTACAACATACATTGGACAAAATTTTAATAATACTTATTATTTTCCCGGCTACATAACTGATGCTCGTTTAGTTAAAGGTACCGCAGTTTACACCACAACATTCACTCCACCATCAGCACCATTAACCGCAATAGCAAATACAAGTTTATTAACATTACAAAACAATCAACCAGTAAACAATAATATATTCTTAGATAATAGCACAAACAACTCTCTAATAACTCGCAGCGGTAATACTACTCAAGGTACATTTAGTCCTTATGGTGATAATTGGAGTAACTACTTTACTGGTGCGTCTACTTCTTATATACAAACACCTGCAGGTTCAACTACTGCTATATTAGGTACCGCTGGTGGTGGTATAACACCTACAGCTACTTTTACAATTGAATGCTGGATTTATCAAATACAAAGACAGACAGCACTGACTACCCCTGTTTTAATAGGTGATCAAGGTGTTAACGGTAGTTTATATTGGACGTTTGGTCCAGATAGCTCAGGTAAATTAGCTTTTTATCACTATACTGGTTCACAAGTATTGGCAACAGGTAATGATACTATTCCATTAAATACTTGGACACATATTGCTATGTCTATAAATTCAGGTGCAATTAAATTGTTTGTTAATGGCACTCTACAAACAATTACAGGAGCAACTACTACAGGAACGCAATCTGGTACATTTGGATATTTGTTAACAGGTGGATTTTATAATTTTACTAGCACACACGCATACATCGGTAATCTTAGTAATTTAAGAATAGTTAAATCTGCACTCTATTCTACAACATTTACTCCTTCGACAACACCATTAACACCAATTACTAATACTGGATTGTTAATGTGCCAATCATCTAGATTCATAGATAATTCACCAAATGCATTTGCACTTACAACTGGTAGTACACTATCAGTACAGCGTTTCTCACCATTCAATCCGTTATCAGTAACCCCAACAAGTTATAGTGGTTATTTTGATGGTAGTGGGGATTATTTAAGCGTCCCTACAACTAGTGGAAACTTAAATCAAACCGGAGACTTTACATATGAGATGTGGATCTACTGGAAATCTATGCCTACTACGGGTTATCAAAATATTGCAGGGCAAGGTGAAGCTGGACAAAGTAGTTATGGATTGCTGGCTGGAAATGCTGCATCAAATACTTGGTCTGCACCTTATGTATTCAAGTTAAATGTTGCAAACTCGGGTGATGTATTGAATGGTAATACAGCATTAGTTGCAGGACAATGGTATCACTTAGCACACACTAGAACAAGTGGCGTTAATAGATTGTTTGTTGATGGAGTAGTGCAAACTAATACATACACTGATAATACAAGTCGTACATTTGCTGGTAATCCGTATCTAATTGGAAATAATAGTAACGGCTATATTAGTAATTTTAGATTTATTCAAGGTACTTCTTTATATACAACTACATTTACCCCTCCAACAAGTCCATTGACTGCGGTATCTGGTACACAACTACTAACACTACAATCACCGACATTTATTGATAACAGTACAAATAACCTTACAATTACTGCTGTCGGTAATAGTCAGCCAACAATACAAAACTCATTCGGATTTACCAGTGCATTAACAAATGGATATACACCAAGTACAATAGGTGGTTCTGGTTACTTTGATGGTACTGGAGATTATTTAACTGTGCCGTATTCAAGTAGTTTTAGTATACCGTCAAATACTGCATTTACATTTGAATGTTGGGTTTATACTACAATAAATAATATTTTCACAGTGGCTAATAGAAATTGGAACTATGGAGGCACCGGTCCAACGTGGGCATTTTATTTAAATAATGGAACAACACCAGGTTGGGGTATTGCCGGCACAGGTTACTCGACCTATAATATGTTGAATTCATCATCTGTAAGTGGAAAGCTAGGCGCATGGAATCATTATGTATGGACTCGAGATAGTAGTAATGTTTGTAGTATGTATGTAAATGGTATAAACGGAGGCGTGTCTAGAACAGACGGTCAAGCTATGACATCAGGTAGTGGTAATGTTTTTATTGGTGTGTCTTCTAATTTAGCATCACCCTATGCTAATGGAAATATATCAAATATGAGATTTGTATTAGGTACGGCAGTATACACCAGTAACTTTGTTCCACCGGCGTCTCCACTACAGGCAATCACCAATACAAGTTTATTAACTAATATGACCAGTGCTGGTATCTACGATGCCGCAATGATGACCAATATGGAAACATTGGGTGATGCAAAATTAAGTACAGCAGTAAGTAAGTTTGGGGGTAGTAGTATGAGTTTTGATGGTACAGGGGATTATTTAACTGCACCGTTTAATCCAACATTTAATCTAGGTACTGGTAACTTTACAATTGAATTTTGGGTCAATACATCATCAACTGTGGCATATGCAACAGCATTACGTTTAGGTGATACTTGGACAACAGGTAGTTGGGCCTTATATTTAAATGATTCCGGTGGTAGCGGATATCCTAGTTGGTGGAATCAAACCGGCTCTTATACATTAAGTACTTCTGGTGCATTAATCAACGACGGTTCTTGGCATCATATTGCATTGGTCAGAAATGGTGCTACTATGACAATGTATATTGATGGAACTAGTAGAGGAACATTATCAATTGGTACTAACACTGTCGGAGATACTACTACTAAACTGTGGATTGGTAGAGACTCTAGTAATGTACGTGAATGGGTAGGATATATGGATGACCTAAGAATAACAAAAGGTTATGCACGTTATACAAGTAACTTCACACCACCAACAAGTGCATTCCAGATTAAATAAGAATTAGAATAAAATGACTACTAAAGTAAATACACCCAATTTAAATGCAACGTTCCTTGGTACGTTGGTGAAAATTAATGACACACAAACTGTCAATAATAAAACTTTTAATTCTCCAACATTGGTAACTCCAGCACTTGGTACTCCTGCGTCTGGTGATTTCAGTGCTGGTTCATTTACATGGCCTCTGTTCTACCAAGATATCAAGGCTAACGCTGCGTTCGATAAAGCAAACTCGACATTTGACCATGCCACAAGTTCATACAATGCAGCTAATACTGCCGACCAAAAGGCAGTGTCTGCAGGTTCTTATGCCAATTCAGCTTATGCTCTGGCGAATACTGCAAGTCAAGGTGTATCATCTTCTGGTACATATGCCAACTCAGCATTTGTTGCAGCCAATACGGCAGACCAACGTGCTGTAACAAGTGGTGTATATGCTAATGCTGCTTTCTCTCAAGCGAATACTGCCACAACAAATGCGGCCACTGCTGACCAACACGCAATCACATCCGGTGATTATGCTAACTCAGCATACACTTCGGCCAATTCAGTATCGTCTTATGCTAATGGTGCTTTTATTGCAGCCAATACTGCCGACCAACGAGCAGTAACTTCAGGTGTATATGCTAACGCTTCCTATGATGTTGCCAACTCAGCATCAAGTTATGCCAATGGTGCATTTGCTGTTGCTAACACTGGTGCAACTAATGCATTATCTGCTGGTTCGTATGCCAATGGTGCATTTACGACTGCTAACACCAAGTTTAACTCCACTGGCGGTACAATCTCGGGTGATGTTGTTGTTACTGGTAATCTAACCATATCTGGAAATGTAACATCGATATCAGCAACAAACCTAAGCATTGAAGATAATATGATTTATCTGAATGCCAACAATGATGTTTCTAATCCTGATATTGGCCTTGCAGCTAGTTATAACGATGGAACATATCATCACACCGGTGTATTCCGTGACGCAACAGACGGCACATGGAAGTTTTATTACAACTATGATCCAGAACCAGACGCATCACCATATATCGACACAGCACATGCAACGTTCAGAATTGCTAATCTAACAGCAAACCTTATTACTGATGTAGCAACTATACGTGGTTACGATCCAATCAATCATGCTAATGCTTCATATGCACATGCTAATGCCGCATATACTGCAGCTAATAACTCGGTTGACACATGGGTTCGTGATGCCGCTAACTCAGCATCATCGTATGCCAACTCTGCATACACTACATCAAACACGGCCGCAACAAATGCGCTGTCTGCTGGTTCGTATGCCAATGGTGCTTTTTCAGCCGCTAACACTGCTGACCAAAAGGCCGTATCTGCTGGTTCTTATGCTAACTCAGCATATGCCGCTGCCAATACTGCGGCAACTGGTGCATCCACTGCTGACCAGAAAGCAGTTACATCTGGTGATTATGCTAATTCAGCATACACTCAAGCAAATACTGCCGTCACAAATGCTGCTTCTGCTTCATCATATGCTAATTCTGCTTATACGGCAGCTAATAGTGCTGTAACAACAACTGGTTCACAAACATTAACAAATAAACTTTTATCTGATAGTACAACTTCATTTATTGATGAAGCAGATGCAAGTAAGAGGATGCAATTTCAATTATCTTCTGTGTCTTCTGGTGCAACTAGAATTTTAACTGTACCAAATTATAATGCAACAATTGCCACACTATCTGGTACCGAAACATTAACGTCAAAGACTTTAACAACTCCAAATATTAATGGTCCTTTAGTTGCATCACCAAAAGAAAAATTTATCACCAGTACTGCTCCAGAATCAACATTAAATTTATATATTGGTGATACTACGATTCATTATTACACAAGTAATGCCACAAATAATTTTACACTAAACATTGCAGCATATAATGATGTGTCTTTGAATAATTGGTTGGCAACTAATTCTTCAGTTACTTTTGTATTGATGGTAACAAATGGATCAACTGCCTATTATCCAAATGTATTTCAAATTGATGGTATCACCGTAACACCTAAGTATACTAATGGAATTGCTATTACAGCTGGCAATGCAAGTGCAATTGATATGTACAACTTCACAATTTTCAAAACAGCTTCAGCTACATACACAGCAATTATGTCGCAAACTAAGTTAGCTTAAGGATTATATTATGCCGTTAAGAACGATGTTGACCAGTTTTGGTTTACATTATAGTGGACCAACTACACCATTAAACACTGTTGCGCCTGCAATTACAGGAACTGCAACTTCTGGATCCACATTAACTTGTAGTACTGGTACTTGGTTAGGTGTGCAACCAATAACTTTTGCATATCAATGGTATAGAGATTCTGTATTGATAGCTGGTGAAACTAACAACACCTATACAATAATTTCAACTGATATTGGTTTCTCTTTTGTTTGTACAGTTACTGCAACAAACTCTTTAGGTTCTACTAGTGCAGATTCAAATTCAATTTTCATAAATGCAACTATTCCAGCCGGCACAATTATTATGTATGATGGTGCTGATCCTAGTATATCTGGATGGACATTATATTCAAACACAACTAATCGATACATCAGAGGCACAGGAACGCAAGGAAACATAAACACGACTTATGCTAACACAGGTAATGTTTCAGGCACAATTGCGTTTGCTCCAGCTGGCGGCCATGGATCTATTTCTGGCACATTTAAAACTTCTTGGATAGCTTACCCTGGTACTTTTGGTTCAAGTCAAGCATTAACATCGGGTACAGCAGGCGCTCATGTTCATACATCCACAATTTCAAATACACCTATTAATAATGCTCTACCTTGGACATCTGACTTTACTTTTTTAGTTGCTTCAACCGATCAAACAGTTTTTCCAGCAAACACAATACACATGAGGGATACTGCAATTTCTGGTTGGACTCAAAAACTTGCCACAAATCCAGGTTCACCAACATTCAGCACCGTTCGTAATATTCGTGGAACTCCAGGTTCCACATCACCTACTGAAACCGCTTTGGTTACTGCGCCAATAACAGGACCCATAATTACGTCTTCTGATGGATCACACTCTCATTTTATTGCTGATACTGCATATCGCAATCCAGCAACAGGTACCAGTTTAGGTGGTGGAAGTTATCTGCCTCCATCACCATCGTTTGTTGGTAGTAATCCTGCACCTTCACCGGACGGCCAATCACACGCACACAGTGTTACCGCAACATATTATTTGAAATCTTTACAATCTAAAGCAATGAAACTTTGGGTTGCAGCTGCACAAACCGGTGTTCTGAGTAACACTATGTGTTTATATTCTGGCACACTAAGTTCTTTGCCTTCTTATTGGAAACTTTGTGATGGGTTTGACGGAACACCAAATATGACTGGTTTTTATTTGTCACACTCATCATCATCTGGAACATCTCACGGTGCAACGATTAGTAAAAGTTCTGAGATGCAAGCTACGGCTGCACCATATTCTTGGCCACACCACCATGGATATGGAACAGGAAGTGTTTCGAGTGGTGGTTATGCAACCAAAGATTATTGGCACACCTCTGGTTCATCATCACATAGCCACTCTTACTCATCAACGCCATCTATAACTGATACTTATACTACAGAAACAGTCGAGTTGGCGTTTATTCAATATACACCTGGATCGGGTTCATTATCTACTTATTCGATTACTCCTTCTGCCAACACCGTAGATGAAGGTAATACGATAACATTCACGGTTTCTACAACAAATGTTGTGGATGGAAGCAGCTTGTCGTGGGTAATAGATGACATTACTGCCAACGGAACGTCCGATTTAGGTACAACAGGTAATAATGTTACGATTAATTCTGGAACAGCAACATTCACAGTAACACCTACAGCTGATGGTTTAACAGAAGGTAATCAAACATTTACAGTTTCAGTAAAAAGAGGTGATTCAATTGTAGCCACAAGTGAAACTATCACAATCATTGATACTTTTGCTTTATCATTCACAGCAACTTCTAGAACAATGTCGGGTTATGCACCTGTATCTAGAACTGGATGGACTCTTGGAACTCTAATACCAAGTAGTTATGATGATGGTTTCGCTGGTCCATATACAAGTGTTATGCCAGCTGGAACATCTTGGTTTATGAATAACACTGCATATAATTCATACTATGTCAGTTCGAATGGATTATTAACTTTTGGTGCAGGAACAGCCAGCGGTACGTTGTCAGCATTATCTATTGCGCCTTGTCCAGGTGACCAATATTGGGGTAGAAATGGTAGTAATATTGGTAGTAGTAACCAACAAGGTATGGCATATAAATTCGGAACAACATCTACTGGGTATTATTTCTTCTCAGTAAACATGCAAGGCTGGGCGTACGGTACCAGCTACACTGATAGAAGTTGGGAGATAAATTGTTTCTGGAATGCAGATAATTCAAAACAGTATATTGAAATTATATACAGTCCAGCCTTTGGAAGTAATTATTCTGGCACCGCCGGTGTATATGGTGGTTCATCAGTCGGTTACTCTGGCACCACATATGCTACACCTGATAAGAGCATGGCTTTCAGTAGTACGAATAAAGGTGTTAATTGGACTTTGGCTGGCCAAGGTTCTTGGACTGGAGTTGGAACATTTTAATGATGTAAATTGATGAGAGTAAATTATGGAAAAAATAAATGATTATATTAAAGTATACAAAGGTGGCATATCAAATGAATTGTGTGATAGAATACTGAATGAATATAAAAATTGTGATGGTTGGGAAGAAGCCAGAGTAGGTGGACATATTGTAGATAAATCCATACGTAATGTTAGAAACATCAACATATCACATTCAGAAATTATACAACAAAACCACGATACTAGAAGGCAATTAGATTCCGATTTATATGAAGTGGTTGCAAAACTTTTGGCAAATTATACCGAGATTGCACCACACACAACAATTGTGAATGATAGTGGATATATATTACTAGAATATTCTGAAGGATGTTTTTACACTCAACACACAGACCATTTTGACAGTAATCCTAGATCCATATCTTGTTCTTTAAATTTGAACGATGATTACACAGGTGGTGAGTTTACCTTTTTTGATGATAAATTGTCATATACTTTAGGTAGAGGTGATGTTATAATGTTTCCTTCAAATTTTATGTACCCACATGCTATTAAACCTGTTTTGTCAGGCACAAGATATTCAATTATAACATGGTTTAATTAATAATATGAATGATGAATTGATAAAAAACAGTTATATAAAATTACCAAAGTTTATTTCAAATGAACGTGCTGATGAATTGAAAGCTGAATTTACTCAGTTTGCTAAGGTAAACAATCTTCGTGGAGATGGCCAAGCACCAAACTCAAGTGTTTCATATAACTATAAAAGTTTTTTGGAATTGTTGTGTAATAAAACTGCAGAATTGTCTAAAATTGTTGAGAGTCAATTATTACCAACTTACACTTATGCCAGAGTTTACTATGAAAAAAGTGTTTTAGAGAGACATGTTGATAGACCAGCCTGCGAGGTGAGTATCACATTGAATTTGGGTGGTGATGAAGAATGGCCTATTTACATTGAAACACCAGAAGGCAAAGAAGTTGAAATGAATTTAGAACCAGGTGATGCAATGTTATATCTCGGATGTGTTGCACCACATTGGAGAAATGAATTTTCTGGCAAAGAATATTGCCAAGCATTCATGCATTATGTACAGAGTGATGGTCCTTTCGCATGGGCTTACTTTGACAAACAAAGATAAACGTAGTACAATAGAGAACTAAAAATATGGCAACTAAAAAATACGACCTAACCGCAATCATGGAAGAGTATGCTGATGATGACTTCGGTTTCACGGCAACAGATGAAGAAGAATACAACTCCGTTATTGCCGAAAAAGATGACACGGTACAAGAATACAAAGAACGTCTGCAACAGGTAGAGAAACTAATTATGCCGTTTCTAACCAAGTTGTTGAAGACTGCCGACCAACCAATCATCAAGTGGCCTAATCGTAAAGAAACATTAGAGGCACAAATACAAAAAATACTTGCTTTAACCAGAGATTAACTATATAATTGTACGAGGAGATATATTATGAAAGATTTGATAATCGGATGTTCCACCGGATATAAATGGGACACAATTAAGTATTGGGTCAACTCTATCAATCAGTCAGGTTTTACTGGTGATAAAGTTTTGATTATGATGAATGCTGATAAAGAGACTGTAGATAGAGTCACTGATACAGGATTCAAAGTTATCGGATTCAAACGGGATGAACAAGGCAATCTTGTATATCAGTCCAATATTATGGTACACGTTGAGAGATTTCTACACATCTATAATTTCTTGTCACAGAATGAGTATCGTTATGTCATTACGACTGACGTTAAAGATGTTATCTTCCAAAGCAATCCATTCAAACACATTGAGAAACATATGGGTCAACGTCAACTATTGATGTTCTCCTCTGAAAGTATGTTATACAAAGATGAACCATGGGGTAACCAAAACTTGTTGGAGACTTATGGTCAATTCATCTATGATAGATTCAAAGATAATCCAATCTACAACGTTGGTGTATTGGCTGGTCGTGGTGATGCAATGCGTGACTTGTGCATGAATATCTTTTCATCATGTCTAAACAAACCAATTCCAATTTGTGACCAATCTACATTCAACTTCCTGATTTCACAAGAACCATACAAGTCAACTTGTCGTTATACTAAATCGGAAGATGGGTGGGCATGTCAACTTGGTACAACTGCAGACCCAAGTAAGATAGACCAGTTCAGACCATTCTTGTTGGAACCATCTCCACACATGGAGATAGATAAAGTAGTAACGTCACAGAATAAAGAGTATGTGATTGTTCACCAGTATGATAGAGTGCCTGCATGGCGAAAGATTATTGAAGCAAAATATGGCTAAAATTTTATATGTTGTCCACCGATATGCTCCATATCCCGGTGGTTCTGAAAATTATGTACGTGATATGGCAGAAGAAACATTCCGTAGAGGACATGATGTAACTGTACTTGCAGGCGAACACAAAGGTGATTTGAACGGAGTCAAAGTAACAAGTGACTTTCAAATTATGGGTTCAGAAGTCTTTGATTTGATTGTTGTGCATGGCGGTGACGTTGGTGTACAAGATGTTGCATTGATGAACTCACAAAGAATTCCATCACCAATGTTGTTCATGTTGATTAAACCATCTGAGAGTGCCACATATCAACATGCAATGAAACACGTTAAGTACATTGGTTGTTCAACCAAAGAAGATTGGGAATCAGCATTCAAACTTGGTCATCGTGACAAGGCAGTTCGGGTATCACATGGCATCGATGCAGAGATTTCTTCTGGTACACCTGGATTCCGTGAGAAGTATGGAATCACAACACCATATATGTTCTTGTCGTGTGGTGGTTTCTGGCCTAACAAAGCATTTCACGAATTGATTGCCACATTCAATGGTGTTGGTCGTGATGATGTTACACTTGTTCTGACTGGTTATGATAATCGTCACAACATCATGCCGCAAAATTCCAAACATGTGAAAGCGATGATGGTTGATGACCGCAATGATGTTATGTCTGCGATTAGAGATGCTGACCTTTATATCATGCACTCACACTCAGAAGGATTTGGATTGGTTCTACTGGAATCAATGTTAAATAGAACAGCATGGGCATCACGCAATATTGCAGGTGCCAAGGTGCTGAGTGATTTTGGATTCACATATGATAATGATTCTGCTCTACGTGAGTACATGATTGATTTCAGAGGTGTGCCAGAGTCCAAACTTGATGATGCACATGAATACGTGATGAACGCACATTTGATTAAAAACACAGTAAATGATATTTTGAAATTAATATGAAAATAACTTTTGGTATAACAACAGACTACTCTAATCAACCACAAATCAACGAAGTAATCTCCTCTATCAGATCACTACAAATACCTGAGTATGAGATTTTAATTGTTGGTGGTGAGAAGAAAGAAGATATGGTTGACGTAACGCATATCTATTTTGATGAGACTCAACAACCTAGTTGGGTAACACGCAAGAAGAACACCATTGTTCAGGCAGCAAAGTATGATAACATCGTATTGATGCACGACTACTATGTGTTTGATAAAGATTGGTACAAGAACTTCTTGGAGTTTGGTGAAGAATGGCACATCTGTTCTAACAAACAACTACTCATTAATGACAAGAGACACTTTACAGATTGGGTGACATGGGATGATCCTGTATTCCCACGTTACACTGCACTGAGACATGATGATTGGTCACGTGCTAACTATATGTACATATCTGGTGGTTACTTTCTAGTGAAGAAACAAGTTGCACTAGATAATCCATTCAACGAAGAACTCACACACGGCCAAGCCGAAGATGTTGAGTGGTCTCTCCGTGTGCGTCATAGATATGTGATGAAATGTAATGGTAACAGTATTGTGAAACATAATAAGTGGCATAGAGATGCAAAATAAATTAGTAATTTTTGACCTTGACGGTGTATTGATTGAATCACGTGAACTACATTATGAAGCATTGAATGATGCTCTACGTAAAGTTGGTAGTGAGTATGTGATTACACGTGAAGAACACTTGAGTTTGTATGATGGTCTAAACACCACAAAGAAACTTGAGATGTTGTCTGAGAAGAAAGGTCTTGACCGTAAATTCTTCAATCAGATTTGGCAAGATAAACAAGTTGCCACATTCAACCTCATCAGACAATTTCCAAAGAATAACAAACTTAGGCAGATGTTTGCCAAGTTGAGTAGTAATGGAATTAAGATTGCTATTGCAAGTAATTCTATACGTGAGACAGTTAAGTTGGCACTATTGTCTGTTGGTGTCATGGAGTATGTTGATTACTATGTCTCTAATGAGGATGTTAAGAGAACCAAACCATATCCTGAGATGTACTGGCAATGTATGACAGCATTAGATGTACTACCTAAGAATACAGTTATCATTGAAGACAGTCATATTGGCAGACAAGGCGCACTAGATTCTGGTGCTCACTTAGTTCCAGTTAAAGATTCATATGACTTGACGATGGATAAAATTGATGAAGCAATCGATACACTTAACGGTGTAATTAAGAAAATGATACCATGGAGAGATAAAAAAATGAACGTACTAATTCCTATGGCTGGCGCTGGTAGTAGATTCGCAGCAGCTGGTTACACATTCCCTAAACCATTGATTGAGGTTAATGGTAAACCAATGATTCAAGTTGTTGCAGAAAACCTAAACGTTGATGCACACTTCATCTACATTGTACAAAAGGAACACTATGATAAATACAACCTCAAACAATTATTAAACTTAATCTCACCTGGTTGTGATATCGTACAGGTTAATAGTTTGACAGAAGGCGCAGCATGTACAACTCTGTTGGCCAAAGAACTTATTAACAACGATGAGCCATTACTGATGGCGAACTCAGACCAATATGTGGAGTGGAACTCAAATGAATGTCTCTATGCTTTTACTGCTGACGGCGTTGATGGTGGTATCGTTACCTTTAGGGCAACCCATCCAAAGTGGTCATTTGCAAAACTCGGAGATGACGGTTTCGTCACAGAAGTAGCAGAGAAGAATCCAATTTCAAATATCGCAACAGTCGGTATCTACTATTGGAAAAAAGGTTCTGATTATGTTAAGTATGCTGAACAAATGATTGAAAAGAATATCCGTACCAACGGAGAATTCTATGTGTGTCCAGTATTCAATGAAGCCATTGGTGATGGTAAGAAGATTCGTGTCAAAGATATTCCTAAGATGTGGGGCATTGGTACTCCAGAAGATTTAAATTACTTCTTGGAGAATCATAAATGAAAGTTGCAGTTGTATTAACAGGACACCTCCGATGTTGGAGAGAGGTGTTTCCTAATTTCAAAGAAAAGATTATTGACCGATACAATCCCGATATCTACATACACACATGGGATGATGAGGCGTATTGGATTCCTGGTGATAAACAAAATAAAACAGGTATCTATGAAGGCGCACCACAAATTGTTGATGATGAAATATTAGACACATACAAACCAGTACACTATGTGAAAGAGTATTGGGAAGATTTCAATAAACACTTTGAATCTTGTGGTGAATACTTTACGAACTATGCACACAGACCAAAGAATATTCTATCGATGTTCTACAAGATGCACCAAGGTTTCTCTGCACTTGAAACACACGTTGCACGACTACAATCATCATATGATTTGGTAATTCGTATGCGTCCTGATATGTTGATACACGATGACCTGCCTGATTTTGATCCAAATGTATTCTACACTGTTGCAGCCAGAAACCATTTAGGTCAAGGCACCGGTGATGTAATGCAAGTTGGTAACTTTATTTCTATGATGTTCTTCACCAAAATGATTACTGTAATTGGTTCTGTCTACAAACAAACTGATCTATTATGTCCTCATGTGATGTCAACGCAACACATTAAGAACCTTGGATTCAACTGGCAGGAGATAAATCTAAATAGAACTCTCATGCACACACCAAAAGGACCTTATGTTGAAATGGACAAGTAATACGTTTAAAGATATCATAGAATTAAAAGATGGACCTGTAACCTATTCCGATAACGGCAGAGGTAATCTTAAGATGAGTAATCATCTTTATCCCTACTCCATCAAAGAAGAAGAATTTAACTTTCTAAAAAATCTAATCGTAGAACATAACCTTCAACGTGGTTATGAATGTGCAACAGCATTTGGTATCAGTTCAACAGCATTAGGTTTGGGTTTCTTGGAAACTGGTGGTAAGGTCGTAACAATGGATGCCTACATTGAAGAATCTAAAGGTAATCCAGGTCACTACAGAGATATGCAACGTGAAGTGTATGATAAGGCCGATGGTTACAAATCAGTTAAGTATTTGATTGAACAGTTTGGTTTAGAGAACACACTCTTTCCAGAGATTGGTTGGAGTCCTGATGATACAGAGACTTGTGTACGTAGACATTTCTCTGAGCCACTAGACTTTGTATTCATTGACGCAGGACATTTCCCTGAACAAATGATTAAAGACATTGATGCATTTTTGCCATTGCTTGGTGAAAAGTATGTGTTGGCATTCCATGATGTGTATGACCACAGTTTCGCAGAATCAGTACATGACCACTTATTCAACAAGATTGGTAAAAAGGTTGAGATTAAACTTTATTATCCTGCAGGTGAAAATATGGGAGTTGTGATAAACGTATGATACTAATTGCACACCGTGGTAATACTAATGGACCGAAACCACATTTAGAAAATAGTCCAGATTATATTGATTTAGCTCTTGAAGATGGATTTTCAGTAGAAGTGGACTTATGGTGTGTCGATGATGTTTTATATTTTGGCCACGACAATCCACAATATCTGGTGGATCCTGAGTATTTGATGGTACGTAAACAAACACTATGGATTCACTGCAAAAATAAAGAAGCATTCAGTTATTGTCTAAAAAACAAACTGCATTGCTTCTGGCACAGTGTGGATGACTACACGATGACCAATTGGGGTTATGTTTGGGCATATCCTGGTAAAGAACCAGTGAACCAATTGACAGTATTGGTGATGCCAGAGAATGTCTGGCCAACGAAGAAAACGATATCTCTTAATGCTTTTGGTGCATGTTCTGATTGGGTTGGTGAAATTCGTGATTACATAAATAGAATATAATATTAACTGCTGCAGAGGCGGAGATGAAATTTAGTCGGTTTATACAAGAGGCCAAAGGCCAGTCCAAGGTTATTGTCGTTTATGGCGGTGGTTTCCAACCATTTCACGCTGGTCATATGAGTAGTTATGAACAGGCTAAACGTGCATTCTCATCTGCCGATTTCTATGTTGCAGCCAGCAACGACACCAAGAATCGACCAATCCCATTCAAAGACAAACAATTCTTAGCGCAACAAGCAGGCGTTAACGATAACTTTGTTCAGGTCTCACAACCAGTTAATCCAACTGAAATTCTATCACGTTACGATCCTAAGAAAGACATTCTGATTCTTGTTCGTAGTGAAAGAGATCCTGTGAACTATACCAAAAAAGATGGTTCACCAGCATACTATCAACCATTCAAATCAATCAAAGAGTGTAAATCATTTGATCCAAAAGGTGGACATGGATATGTTTATGTAACGAAAAAACACATCTTCAAAGTAAATGGCCAAGAAGTTTATTCAGGCAGTCAAATACGTTCAATGTACACAAAGGCCGATGACGCTGGTCGTAAAAATATGATTAAAGATTTGTATCCAAAAGCCACAAAGCCTGCAAAATTAAAACAACTACTAGACAAATATATCGGTGGCAATATGAAAGAATCAGCAGACGAATTATTTGAATCTTTGTTCGTTGAATCTGTTGATGATTCATTTGAGATACTACTGAGTGAAGGTGTACATGATGCATCCATTTTCAAGGCAGTATTCTTAGCAGGTGGTCCAGGTTCTGGTAAAGATTATGTGCTTGACAATACACTTGCAGGTCATGGTTTAACAGAAATCAATTCGGACAGAGCATTAGAGTTTATGATGGACAAACAAGGCCTTGATAAGAAGATGCCTTCTGCTGAAGAAGATAAACGTAACTTTGTTCGTGGTCGTGCAAAAACCATTACAGATTTGCGCCAACGTTTGGCATTGTTAGGTCGTAATGGTTTGATTATCAACGGCACTGGTGATGATGTTGAGAAAACTAAGAAGATTAAAGCAAGACTAGAAGAACTTGGTTATGATACCAAAATGCTTCTGGTTAATACACGTGATGAAATTTCTGCACAGAGAAACATTGAACGTGGCCAACGTGGTGGTCGTGCCGTACCCGAAACAATACGTAAAGAGAAGTGGGATTCGGTACAGAACTCACGCACAGAATATGCCAAGTTGTTTGGTACAAACTACATTGAGTTTGACAATTCGGAAGACTTACGTTCGGCAGACCCCGAAGTCGTAAAGCAAAAGAAAATGGAGTTGATGGATATCTTTAAGAACGTCCGTGAATTCACACAGGCGCCACCTAAGAGTGAACCTGCTGAGTTGTGGATTGCTTCTGAGATGGAACGCAAGAACAGGTTTGCAGTACCACCAAAACAGGCAGAGTTGTCCGCACATGCCGATGGCCAAGGTGCCGCAGCTGACCAAGCACACAAACTTGGTCTATCATACTATGGTTTTGGTCGTTATGGTAAACAAGGCAAAGTTACACACCATACAGTCAATGGTAAGTTGGTTGAAGTGCCAAAAGAGAAACCAGGTGAGGTCAGTGTACCAACAACTGGTTCGTCAATGAAGAAAATCCAAGAGGCAGCATATACTGGTAATATCGGTATGATGGAAGTTATGAAGTTCCATCAGAAAGCCACACCAGAACAAAAGAAAGAGTTTAAATCGCACATGGCCAATAACAAACACGGCGATGCATGGAAATTAATTCAAGATGTGTCTGGTGTTAAGTTGGTTGGTAAAGAATTCGAATCAAATGATAAATATGTTACTGATAAGAATGGAAATCCTAGAATGTTTATGTTGCGCCGAAATGCAGCAAAAGAAGCACACACCAAAGATGGTGAAGTGGTGCAACAGGGTAAAGGTTATGTCGTCAAATTAAAGGAGAATAAAAATGATGAGATTTTTCAAAGGACTATTGAGTCGCAAACAATCGGTACAAGAACCAGCTTTACTGAAGCCTTCGGTGGTAGTGGTGGAGTCAGTCGTGCCAGTGGTCGAAACACCTCCAGTGGAAGTTCCAGTGGCCGTTGTGCCACCTGTGGTAAAATCAACGAAGACTGTGGCTGCGAAACCAATTCCACCAAAAAACTCACGCTCTCAAAAATCAGGGAACGCCAAGCCGAGAAAATCAAAGAGTCCATCGACAAAGGCATAGAACCTGGATTATCCATGGCTGCGTCTGGTGAAAGCATTGGGCGTGACATGGGTGAAAAGATTAAAAAAAGGACTGGTAAAGCATCACAGGTTGTAGAGATGCAAGGTGATGAAACCGGTGCTTCTATTGGTGCTCAAAAAGAAGATGAGTTGAAGAAAAAAGGTATTTCTTTGTTATCATTTAAATCTAACAAGGCGATTGGTGCATGAAAACACTTAAACAATTTATAGAATCTGCAGCTTGGCAGAGAAAAGAAGGAAAGAATCCTGAAGGTGGTTTAAACCGCAAAGGCATTGCTTCTTATCGTGCAGAAAATCCAGGTTCTAAACTATCGATGGCAGTTACAACTCCACCATCAAAATTAAAAGCCGGTTCAAAGGCAGCAAACAGACGCAAATCATTCTGTGCAAGGATGGGTGGTGTGGATGGACCGATGAAGAAGCCAAATGGCGAACCAACACGCAAAGCATTAGCGCTACGCAAATGGAATTGTTAATAATAAATCAAAATAGGAACTATCATGGAATTTAAAGATAAAATTAACCAATCAGTTGCAGCAGCAGTTGCAAAAATTATGGGTGAAGCTTTGCATCCAAACCAACAAAAGTTGGATGTACATGAGCCAGAAAAAGATAAATTGACTGCTGATGACTTCAAAAAGCTTCGTGCTAAAAAAGGAATGAAGAAAGAAGAAGTTGAACAAATTGATGAGTTGACTGGTAAAGGTCAATTACCTGCTATTAAAAAAGCTCATGCGGATGCTGCTTCGGACGCATCTAATAAAATGAACACAGTAAGAAGTTCTAATATCGTACTTCCTGTACCAAAAGAAAAAACAGCAAAAATTAATGCTCTAGATTCTGCAAAAAAATATCACGCAGCTCAATCGACACGTGCTGGAGCTTTAATGAAAAAAGCAGGCATTAAAGAAGAAGTTGAATCAATCGATGAAGTTAAGATGGCAGATTTACCATCAACTAAAGTACAAGGCCGTTCATATGGTGCATCTAAGCCTGAAGCAAGTGCCTTTGATGTACTAAAAGGACCAAAAGAAAAAGAATTAAAATCTATTGAGTCTGAAAAGAAGAAAAAACCAGTTAATGAAGAAGATTCTGAATTAACTTTGGATGATTATTTGTTGGAAGATTTGGTTGAGTTTGTTATGTCGGAAGAATTCCAACAACTTGACGAACTAAGCAAATCCACTTTAGGTTCTTATGTTACAAAAGCATCTAAAGACATGCGTTCACACGCACAAATGGCTGGATCAAAAGATACTGCTTTGATGGCACATCAAATGGGTTACCGCCGTGGTGAAAAGTCTCCAATTAAAGGTGGCACCAAAGGTGAGAAACGTGTATCTTCAGAAATTGCTAAACATCAAACTAAAGCAAACAACAGAACTGCTGGTATTGCTGGTGCTGCTCAAAGATTAGCAAAAGAACAATTTGAAATTACTGAAGAAGATGCATACGATAAGAATGTAAAACCTTCAGATAAACCACACGATAAAGATGCAGCAAAGAAACGTGCTCAAACTTCAGCTGTTGCAGCTAGAAAAGTTATGAGTATGTCAGCATATTCAGCATCCAAGAAAAGTGAATGATGGCTAAACCAGCATCTAAAGTTTTTAAAGCAATTCGGCAAGAAGACAGTGGTCCTTGTTGGGATAATTATAAACGTGTACCCGGTAAAAAACCATATTCTCCAGGTTCTTGCGTAAAAGAATCTTCACCAGAAGATGAGATGAATGAAGATTTGCGTAAGTGGTTTAGTAAGACTGATCCAGAAGGTGGTTGGAAAAGAATTAACAGTAAGGGTGAAGCAATTGGTCCTTGTGCAAGAGAACCTGGTGAACCTAAACCAAAATGTATGTCTAACGAGAAGCGAGCATCTTTAACTAAAAAAGAAAGAGCATCGGCCGTTGCATCTAAAAGAAAACATGACCCTAATCCTGAGAGGAAGGGTGAACCAATTAACGTGTCCAACTTTGGAAAAGGAAAGATAAGTGAAGATATGGAAAATTTAAACGAAAAAAATGTGCCAACAAGTCCTGAGAAATGGGCGCAAGCCAAGGCACAGGCTAAATCTAAATTCGATGTTTATCCATCTGCTTATGCCAATGGCTGGGCTTCGAAGAAATATAAAGAGATGGGTGGTGGTTGGAAATCTGTCTCTGAAGCAAAAGAAAAAACTGAGTATGATTACGAAGGTGATATGGCACGTGGCCAATTACAAAGTGTAATCAACAATGCTCAAAGAGTGCATGACATGTTAAAAGATAATGATAATCTTCCTGAGTGGGTACAATCTAAAATCACATTAGCTGAAGATTACATTTCAACAGTTGCTAATTATATGATGAGTGAGATTGACGAAGCAAAAGAAATTGGTGATGACCCAATTGGATCTTCTGCACAAGAAACTCTGGTAAAGAAAGGTGGCAAAACCACTGTTGCTAAACCAATCACAGAAGCATCTTCTGTTGCAGTAAGAATACAAAAAGCTTTAGACCGAATTAAAGCAAAGCGTGAAGCATCAGAACAACGTGGCCGAGAAGTTTTACAACCAAAGAAACCTGAACCTGTTAAAGAAGAAGTTGAGATTGAAGAAGAAAGTCATCAGTCTAAAACAACAATGAAGCACATTCCAAATCCATCACCTGCGCTTAAAGATGCGGCTAAACGTATTAAGCCGGGTATTTCAGGCATTCGGGATCGCTTTGACATGCTCGATGCTGGTGGTGTTAAAAGAGAACAAGTCGAACAGTTGGATGAATTGTCGCCTAATGCATTGGGTAATTACATGAAAGCTGGTCACAAGAAGTATGACAGTATCAGAAACAACACCGATTCAGCATCAATGGCCAAAAAGTCCAAATTGGAAACTGGAATCAAAAAGGCTGCTGCCAAAAGATATCCTGCCAAACCATCTACACCTGAACCAAAGAAAGACCCGAACAGTCGAGGTTACGAACAAGGCCGTTACATGGGTGACAGCGTTGAACAAGACGAATCTTTAATTGAAGGCATGATGGGAGACACTGGTTGGCAAAAGTCTAAATCTAAAACAGATACAGTTACCGATAAATCTGGTGCAGTTCACACAGCACAGTCTAAGGTCAGAGATTTGGCACGTAAAGCAATGAAAGCTGCCGGTGCAAAACAAGTTAAAAGTGTAGGTACTAAGTCAATGAAAGAGTCTACATTAGTCGAATCACGTAAGACAGATATTATTAAAGATGCGGTGAATTCTGCCAAGAAGAAGAAGTCTGCACCTGATAAATTCGAATCAGAACCAGTTTTGGATTCACAGATTCAAAAAGTTGACAACACATAAATATAACAATAATTCTAGGAGAAAAACATGCCTTTATTTTCAATGACAGACGCAAACACAGGTGCTCCAAAGTGGGCAGTTGCCGGTGGTTTGGGTGTAGCCAACAACGGCCACGACTTATATGCTAACTCAACATCCAGTGCATTTGTTACTGGTGCCGCAGTTGGAGTATTTGGTGTGTCCGATGCTGAGATTGCTCTATCTACAAACAAAGCAAACAAACCTGCTCACACAGGTTGGGTTCTAATTAAACAAGGTACTGGTAGTCGCACCGGCCGTGTACAAACTGAAGTTCTAGTTGCTGGTGGTATGAGTGCTGATGCAGCCACTGGTGCCAACGACAACATAATGTTCGCCAATACCTAATATAAACTGGAGTTTCGACTCCACTATTAGATATGACATTTAAATCATTCCTTAAAGAGTTCTATTCTATAGAACCTAATCAGGCCAAGGAAGCACACGAACCGACTGGTGAATCTTCATCATCGGTTCAAAATCCTATTGTAGTATCCGAAATCAACGCTCAGTTGTATAGAGAATTGAACGTTGATGGGTTTAGAGTTGCACAAGATGGTATACAGAAAGTTCGTAAGGTATTAAATTCCTTTGGACTAGATATACCTGCGTTATATGAATTGGATGTTGAAGGTGACGAAATTACCTTTGACATTCATCAGTTTGACAATCCAGATAATATGGTTTATTTGTATTTGTTGTACTACCTATCAGACGCAGGTAATTACGAGTTTTATGCACAAGTAGGTGACGAAGAAACAATTAACGCACTAGTCACCGAAGAACCAGAAGAAGATTAATGTCCTTTGATAATTTAAATAATGATAATATAATGTTATATGCAGCGAAGTCTTATGATAAGCCTGACTGCATAATGAGTGAGTTTAAGGAGGACATGAAGAGGTTTAACTACCTCAAAAGATTATTTCAGAGGTATCGAAGGTATGATGATATGCGTGAAAGGTTGGTGTTAAACCACCTCATCGTCATATACAATGTGTTTGGAGTAGAGGTTGCAACTAGAATGTTATTCTTTAAAGTTGCCAAAGATGATTATGCTGTATTGAAAACGTATTTGTTATTTTTAAATTACATGCCACAGGTTATACGTGGCATTAAAGGACAAGATTTATTATCTTCTGATATTGCGGTTGATATGAGAATCGCAGAAGTATTAAGGAACATAAAATGATAAAGTTTAATGAGTATACAGTTTTAGAAGAAGGTCGTCCTTCTCAACGCCATCCACTAGAAGGCCACGAATATCATAGGAAGTCTGATGAGGCATTGATACACATTGCCAAAGATGCACACGAAGCTGCAGAAGCAATGAAGTCACACAATACTACGGCAGAGAACAAGTATCGTGACCAAGCAAATGATTCTGCAACAGTAAGACACTATCGCAAGACACATGGTATGAAAGATTGGTACAAAAAGAAATATGGCCACATGAAAGAAGATGTACCAACTAACTCTGTTGGTACTGGTGCAGAGACTTCATTGCCACCATCAGTAGAACCTGGTGTTAAGAAGAAGAAAGTACCTTCATTCATTTCATATGTACCACGTAGGACTCCTCAGTAATGTGGTACTTGCAGTTTGTTCCTCATTGGATATTTTATGGTATACTTGGCATAGGTATATTCGGGATAATATTCAGTAGATTTGTACCTTTTTATTATAAAACTGCCATTCAGGCAGTTTCTTATATTGCCGTTGCATTTGGTTTGTTTATGACTGGTGCAGTTAAAGGCAGTGAATCTTTATTGGCTGAGATAAAGGATTTGAAGGATAACGTATCGGTTGCTGAAGTAAAATCTGTAGAAGAAACAGTTAAGATTGAAACCAAGTATATTAATAAAACACAAGTTATACGTGAACGTGGTGAAGATGTAATCAAGTATATTGACCGTGAAGTGGTGAAGTATGATAGTACTTGTGTTATACCAAAAGAATTTATTGAAGCCCATAACAAGGCAGCGGAGAAATTAAAATGAGATTTGCTTTATTGTTAGTTACATTGTTGACTGGTTGTTCTACTGCAGTTCCTGTGGTAATGAAGTTTCCAGAACCACCAAAGTTTTCTAGAGAAGCATGTCCACGTTTGGAAATATTGAAAGATGATGCTAAATTGAGTGATGTGGCCAAGACAGTTACGGTAAACTACACAACATACTATGAGTGTGCCGTAAAAAATGATGCTTGGATCGAATGGTATGGTGTACAGAAACTTATATTTGAATCAGTAAAATAAAGGAATTAAAATGGTAAGAAAACGGGTTACTACTAGAAGAAAAATAGTAGCACCAGCGCCAGCTTCGCCTGCAACAAAAAGTTTGCCTACGGCAACTTTAGGGCTAGGTATGATTATTCTCACCAATTACCAAGCAGAAGTAAAACAACTACTAAGCTTATTAATGAAAGCATTCACATGAAAATACTAGATAAAATTTTAGAATTCAAACGTATACCTTATTTTATTTCGGGAGTTATATTCCTTAGTAGTTTGATTGTGCTGAGTTGTTTCAAAAGTGCCGAAACTCAGTTAACCACACTGAACGATGCAGCTTCACTTAGTCGCACCATGGCCAAGTCATCTGACGATTTGACCAACTATGCTAGATATTTTGTGACAACCAAAAACGAATACTGGAGAACAGAATTCAACAATGTGCTCAAGGTACGCAATGGTGACCTGTCGGACAATCATGGTGTCACAAAGTCATTTAAAAATAGAGTAAAAGAAGTAGCGTTTCTACAATCTGAGTTAGACATTCTTTTACGTGCAGAAGAATTAAGCAACAATCTTGCCAAATTGGAAGTTGAAGCATTTGCCTGGGTTGATAAGGGCAAGCCTGAAATAAATTTTGACTTACAAACGCACCATTATACAGCAGCACAAATGCTTATGTTTGGTGATGATTACAAAAAATACAAGAAAGAAATTCTTGACACCACAAACAACTTCTATGTGTCTGTTGTCAATCGATTACAATCACAATATCTTTTTTACATGACAGTGGCGTGGACCATGATTATTGTTATCAATCTGAGTTTAATTTTATTAGTTATGGTAATAAAACACAAAGAAATTGTTAGGCGCAGGCCTGCTCGGGCACCAGCCAAAACACCAGTAACAAAAAAATCAATAAGGAAATAAAATGGCAGAAGAAAAGAAACCATTATCTCGTTCTGAACGAGAAGCACAGATTAAAGACAAAGCAGGTTGGTTAATTACTGTACTTGCTGCATTATTAGCCATCAATACATACGTTTCAAGTGGCAATAGTTCTAAAGTATTGAACAATACAATTAGTGCAAACAATACTTGGGCATTCTATCAAGCAAAATCAGTTAAACAAACTCTTGCTGAGATGGCTAGAGATGATGCTGTTGACAGAAAACAATTTGACAAAGCCGATAAGTTAACTGCAAAAATTGACAGATATGAATCTGAACCTGCAACAGGTGAAGGTAAAAAAGAACTAATGGCAAAAGCAAAAGGTCTTGAAGCCGAACGTGACCAGATCCGTAAGTCTGGTCCTTGGATGACATTTGCAGGTTCAGCATTTCAAATTGCAATTGTTTTGTTAACTGCAAGTATTCTAGCAGTCAGCATGTCGTTATATTGGGGTAGTATTATGGTTGGCACTTTTGCAGCACTATTGATGAGTCAGGGTCTTTGGCTTTGGTTACCAGTAGTGTTGTAATATGATTGATCCACTAACAGCACTAGCGGGTATTCAATCCGCCATCAGCATGGTCAAAAAGGCATCAAAGGTTGCCAATGACTTAGGCTCTCTTGCTCCAATGATTGGCAAGATGTTCGATGCTAAGAGTACAGCAACTAAAGCATTGATGGAGGCCAAAAACTCCAAGAAAGGTTCCAACATGGGAACCGCTCTCCAGATTGAAATGGCATTAGAACAGGCTAGAGCATTTGAAGAGGAACTAAAGATGTTGTTTATGCAGACAGGCAAGATTGACGTATGGCAGAAGATTAAAGCTCGTCAAGCAGAAATGGATGCAGACGATGCTAATGACATAAGAATGTTCAACGACCAAGAACGCAAACGTAAACAAAAAGAACAAGAATTAAATGAATGGGCTATGATACTTGGCGGATCTGCTTTTGTTTTATTCATACTGTTTATTGGTGGGTATGAACTGCATCAATTTTGTCAAACAGGCAATAGGTGTGGAAGATGAACGAATACCAAAAAACCTTTGACATGTGTTTGAAAATATTCATATATGGTTGTGTGGCACTATATTTCTTAGGTTTTCTTAAATTTCTTCCAGATGATTTGTCTGATAGAATTGTTAATGGTTTAATAAATAGATTTTTACCTGGATAAAAGGTATTATCATAGTGACCAGTTTGATACTTTTATTTACACTGGGTTATGTTACACCAGAATATGAGTGTGTGCGTTGGACTTGGAGTGGTGATGTATATAACCGAAAGGTTGTGTGTCTAGAATGGCGTAAGAAAGAAAAAAAGAAGGTATAAATATCTCTATGAAAAAATTATTAGTTGTTTTAAGTTTAGTGTTATTAAGTGGTTGCACTACAATACAGAAGTATTGGCCAAAACCGCATGATCCTGTCTTGTTGAATTATTTGGTAATAACAGATAATGAATTGCGTAAAGTTGATTGTACATCAGCAAATTGGTCTAAAGTTATATCTCAGACTGAATTGATGGTGGTTTATGTCAATTGGCGTCAAGACCCACAACAAGAGAATATTGTTGGTCTACACAACCATGCAATTAAAATGAGTCATGGTGGTAGTAAAATATTCTGTGAAATAGGTAAAAAGACTGCTGAACAAAGAATTGAAGCCGCAAAATCCGCATGGGGAGGAAGATAATGCATCCGTTAGAACAAGAAATACAGGCCATTGTTGAACAATGCCAATTAGGTAATATCGATGAAGACGAGAGAAATTATCTCATTAATGAGATACGTGATGTACGTGCTGCTCAGGAATGTGCAGACAACGAACAGGCATTTAGATATATCGTACAAGTGTGTAACGTAGCACTATCAATTTGAGGTAAAAAATGGAACTAACTAAAGAACAACTAAAACAACTTCTACCAAAGAATCCATATCTTGATTATTGGTTCAATGCACTAGAACAATTATTACCAGAATATGAGATTAATACACCACAAAGAATTGCAGCATTTGTTGCTCAGTGTGCTCACGAATCTGGTGGTTTTATGGTACTCAAAGAGAATCTAAACTATCGTCCTGTTACATTACGTAAAATCTTTCCAAAGTATTTTACTGATGATGCCATTGCCAACCATTACTGCTCATTGCCAAACAAACAAGAAGCAATTGCAAATCGTGTTTATGCCAATCGTATGGGCAATGGCGATGAAGCCTCTGGTGATGGTTACAGATATTGTGGCCGTGGTTTAATTCAATTGACAGGCAAACACAACTACACAGCATTTGCTGATTCATTAGAAATTTCACCAGAAGAAGTATCTGAGTATTTGGCCACATTTGAAGGTGCCGCTCAATCTGCATGTTGGTTTTGGGAATCAAACAACCTTAACCAGTGGGCAGACAAAGGTGATATT